ATAACGCAACCGTTTTATATTTGTTTTTATGTATTTATATTACATTATAAATACGAATATTGCAATATATCGTGGATAACTTTCTCATTTTTTTTTAAAGATATAGAAAGTTATCCACAAATTTTATTTTAATGTATTGAAGGTGGTAGTTGAGTTATAAATTTTGACCAACCATCTTCATATTTTATTAAATTTAAACTGTTATATCTTTTAAGATTTAATAGATCTTCTAATTGATATGGATATAATTCTTCTTTAAGTTCGTTGTAGTTATCTTTATCACATCCAGATATAAGCATATAGGAACTGTTAGCTGCTTTAAGCTCATTTCTTATGTTTTTTATTTGACCTAAAAAATGACATGATATTATAGGTTTACATGAAAACTTTGCTATTTGACTTAATTTGCTTCTTAAAAAATTTTGACAATTAGGAACTTGATATAATTCATCAAACACTATATTAACTTTAATTCTATCGTTAGAATTGGGTATATTCCATTTTCTAACTTGTAAAGTTCCCCAGATTTTAGTTAACCAGTAAGTACAATATATATCTTTTTCCTGTTCAGTTGAAAACATTATTTCAGGCATACGAATACAAATTAATTGTGATTTTTGTATTTCATCTACTAAATTAATATTATTTTCGCAATCCTTTTTAAGCATAAGTTCCATATAGGTATTTTGTTTTAATTTAACAAATCTATTTAATATACCTTGAATATAACTAATCTTAGTTCCAGTAATTTCCCTTGGACAGTCTTTTGTAGGTTTAGACCACTCATCTAGTTCTTTCAATGCTCTTATATATTCTTCTAAATTGTTTTCTTGATCTTTTGGAATATTATCTATAAAATTATGTCTTATTATATGATCTTGTAATACATCAAATACATTTTTAATGCTTCCATTTGATATAAATACAACTAAAGCAGCAGCTTCTAAATACCTTTCCATTCTTGCTTTAAGATCTTCATTATCACTTAGTGCATTAATAAGTGTCATAAGTTGTACTGTTTTAGCTTTAGCACATCTATATATTTCAAATACATTTTTATTTAAAGGAGTTATTTCGTTATATCCTAAACCTTGTAGATTATCAAAATTACTGCAATCTATATTTAAAACTTTATTTTTTTTTATAGATTTTGATACGTCATTAGATAAATCACAGTTACCACAAAAATCAAACAGTATAGTACATTCCCCTGCATTAATACTATCTTTAGATAAATTAGATATAAGAGTAGTTTTACCTGATCTAGTTGGCCCTATTAAACATAATGTTAAATTTTTAAATTCTTTATCATTAGATAAATATGCTTTTTTCTTATTTCCTTTATATTCACTCACCCCTATACACATAGTACCTTGTTCTAATTCTTTAGGTATAGGACTTTCTAATACATCTATTTTAGAAATACATTTATGCTCATCTAATAATTCTCTTCCTGGAAGTTGTAAAAAATTTTGACATTCTTCAATACTTGTTTTATTTATAGCTGCATCAGATAATTTAAAATTAGTATAATTAATATTAGTTTTAAACTTTTTATATGTTAATTCATTATCATCACTTATACTTTTAAAAGCTTCTGTTATGGCTAGTGCATTATTATATTTTCTATTAATATCAGGACTATCGCTTTGAATAACTATTTGTGTATTTATAATATTAGTATCTTTTTTCTTTTGTGTGGACTTAGATATTTCTCTTTTATCATTTATTATTAGACTATTTAATATGTTTTCTATTAAATTTACTTTATCTTCTTTTTTGGTATTAAAAAGTTCTTCAAAACCTTCAGCAAATCCTTGTATTATCTCTAGTATTGTGGTTAATATAAGTTTTAATATATATAAAGGAGATACTATTTCATTTAAAACAGATTCACCATTTTTTATTTTTTGAATAGTGTGTTTATATCTTTTAGTCCAATTTTTTTCACTAGTTGGCATGAAATTATATAGAATACCAACCCTATCATCTGTATTTATTATATTTAAAGTATTAAGGATACTATTAAGAGGTTCATTAGATTTTTTATCTAGTTTTAAAGATAATGCATCTTCATATTTGTAATAAAGATAGTATCTCAAAGCATCTTTTGAAAAGTTGGGTATAGTATCTACTGTTTCAATTGTTATCTTAGACCATGTTTCTGTTAATTTTTCTTTAAATAATGATTGATATGCATCTGGAACAATAAAGTAAAAATCAACCTTATTTTTCATAATATCTATATAAAAGCTGCACTTTAAAGGTGCTTCTATATTCCATGTTTTTTTATCTTTACGTATTCTATTTTTCATATCTTTATATAGTGAGTTAATTGTATTTGCAATATTGCTAGAATTGTAATTTCTTATAGATGTATCTGGAATTAATTTTAAGATTATATAAGTTGGATGAATTATTTTAAAATATTGACTTAGTTTAATAGTTTTCATAATGCTACACTCCTATTATATTAACTATGGCATATCCCATTAAAGTCCATCCAGATAATTTAAGACCTTTTTTCCAACCAGAAGCCCACAATATTATACCTATACTTCCTATGCAAACTGCAACAGGATAACTTATTGTAAATAAGCCAATCCAAATATTTCTAGGGTGCAGTAAATAATGATTAATATTATCTATTATATTAAATAATTTTGTTAGCTTTTCATTAAGCTCTTTTAAAATTCCTATATGATTTATCAAAGGCTCTTTCAATGTATTGCTCGGAGTTACATATTTTCCTCTTTCAATTAATTCTTCTAAACAATTTATAAACATTATATACCTCCTAGCCTAGTGATTTAATTAAATCTAAAGCATGAAGAAATAAAACAAGACAAGCAAATCCTATGCCATATTTAGTTACTACTTTTATAACATCCTTAGTTTCCCCTTGTGTAACTTCTGTAAGTATATCTTTTCCTCCATAGATTGCAATTACCCAGTAGCCTATAAGCAATAATAATTTCCAAAATGCTTTTCCTATATTATCTGCTTTTTCTAATGCAGTAGCTAAATCATTTGCATAAACAGTTTGAGTGAATGCATCACATGTCATACCTAAGAAAAAAGTTTTATATAAAATATCTTTAATTATTTTTTTGAATTTTATTTTTTTATTATCATAAGTTTTATTTTTTTTACAATACATAAAAATAATTTTCATAAAATCCTCCGTATAAAATTATTAAAAAAGGTAAAACTAATATTAAGGATTAATTTAGAGAGGTGTTAAACATGTTTTGGGTTGGTATAGGATTAGTTGCTATTTCAAGTACAGTTTTAACTTTTTGCTATTAAATTGTAAACAATATGTTAATTATCAAATAGTAAGTCGCAAAACAGTAAACTTTTAAAAGTCTATTGCATACGCTAGAAGTGTAAGCGAGTAAGCGTAGCACGAAGCACACTTATAGCTTTTATGCCACAAGTCTAACCATCTGTGTTGGACTTATTTTTTATGCTAAAATGCATAAATTAGCATAAATTATATATCATTATTTTTAAATTTTTTCTCTTCATCTTCCATGTGTTTTTGAACTAAATTTTTAATAAAAATACTTTTACTTCTTTTTTGCTGTAGATAATTATATACTTTTATATCATCAATATTTCTTTCAGAAAATGATATTGAAATTCTAATGCTCATCTTTAACATTCCTTTCCGAATTGTTTATATTATATAATATGTTAAAGTATATAAAAATGTTACTGTTTTATATAAAAAGATATAAAAATATATAAAAAGATATAAAAAGAGCTGGCATAGTGCCAACTCTTATCTTATCTATTTAAACTATTTAGTACACCTTTTATTGCTTTTTTCTTTTTCTTTGTAGTTTCAGTTTTTTCTACTTTAATAGGAGCATTAAAATTCATTTCTCCTAAAACTTCTTTAACTACATCTTTTATCATATTTTTATTTGATAAAAATTCAGATTCTTTCATGTCTTTTCTTATAAGGTCTTTAATGTAAGTTGCAAAAGGTTTGTCTTGATTTTCAGCCCATTCTAATAATTGTTTTTCATTATCACTAAATGGTACTGGTTTACTTTTTCTTTTATTCATCATCCTCACCAAATTCATTATCAGCTACAGTTTGATATACTTTTTGATTAATAGATTGACTTTCTGGAACTAGTTCTATTACTGGGAAGTGTTTTTTCCAGTAATTAATAGTATCAGCACCACCTCCACCGATTAAATAGATTTTACTAGCATTTTTAACTTTAAAATCATTTTTAATAAATGATGCTATTTCAGTTATATGATTTTCAACAATTGGTCTTATATCAGTTATATCAGTTTCAACATTATTTATAATTGCTGTCTTCTTGTTTAGTAATTTTTCAATATCAGTTGGTTTATAATCAGAACCTTTATTAAGATTTAAGTAACTAGATATGTCAGCATACATTTTATACATACTTTCATTATAAGTTGCAGAATTAAGAATGCTTAGTTCTTCCCACTGCGTTACATTTATTGTACCGGCACCATTATCAATTACAATTACATTAGATTCATCTTCGGTTAAAATAGGATACGCAGCTTCTATAAAAACTATACAATCAGTTATTCTTATAGTGTATTCTTTATCATTAACAGTTATTTGTTGTTGTCCATAACCAATTATGTGTTTTTTTAGTTTATCACCTATTAGTTTATATTTCTTTTCTGGAACACCTACTACTACATTAGCATCTATAAAATCCTCATTGTTTTCACTAAGTGCAATTGAAGTTAAAAGGCACACTTTATAATATTCACTAAAATATCTTTCATCTCCAGTAAAAGGAGCCCCTTGTCCTATAATATAATTTATATCATTATATTTAACATAATGTACTTCTTTTTTATGCTTGCCAAATCCAACCCTTTCACCTATTTTTACTCTACTTGCAAACTTGCCAACCGGAAGTTTAGTATAACCATTTCCAACATCTATACCTATATTCATTTTTATACCTCCAAATCGATTATTTGCTAATATTATATCACTATGTATATAAAAAGTACATACTTTTTATATACAATATATATTATTTTTAATTTTAAAAGATTTAAACGATACTTAGTATATACTTTTTGTATACAATATATATACTTGTCTATTTGATATTAACAATAATTGTACTATAAAAAACGATATATGTAAATAAATAACAAATATGTTATAATTGTTATAAAAATGTTATACTTATAACATAACTTTATGGAGGATATGAATTATGGATAGAAAAAAATTTGATGAGATGAGCGTAAAAGCACAGATAAATTATGTCAATAGTAAACTAGAGACAGGGTACACATTAACTAAGCTATGTAAGAAAATACAAATAGGGAGGTCTACAGTACGAAAAAGATTTAAAGGAAAAGGATATGAATTTAACAAGGACTTAAATAAATATATAGGTTATAGTAAAGTTGATGATATAATATTAACTGCTAAAAATGCTAAAGTACTTGATAATACTCATGTTAATAAAGGTTATAGTAATAACTTATATATAACAAAACAACTAGAGGAAAATAGAGTTGCAGAACGGGAATGTGCTTATGATGTTGCAGATACAACATTAGATAAGCTATATAAAAATACAGATGATATATTAAAAATGTTAGAGTGGTGGAAAAATAAAAGCATAAAAAATAGTATAGATATTTCTAGACTAAATAATTATATAAATAAAACTAAGACAAGATCTTTTAATATTAACATAGATATATTAGAAAAATTTACAATGTATTGTAAGCATCATAAGCAGTATCAACAAACGAATTTAATTTCAATTGCTTTATTGGATTTTTTAGAAAAATATAAGTAAAAAATGATTTTAAACTCTAGATAGTTAATTATTCTAGAGTTTTTTTACTGTGATAAATATCACATATATTTTTAAGATATTTTTTAAACAAAGCAAAAGTATCTTTAGTGTATAAAAATATATAAAATATAATTTTAGTTTAAATATAATTATTAATATGATTATAAAATATGCAAAAATTACTTCTTTTAACTTTACAATTTATCAATAATTATCTCTGTATAAGTAAGATCTTTAACAAGGGGATGATGAAATGTGAAAATTGTAAAATTTAACAACTATAGTGATTTGGAAATTTACAGACTAATTTTAGATGTAAGAAATAATAAGAAAGAAGCTTTAGATTGTATCTTTAAGATATTTGCAAATAAGATTAACGATAAAATGAATAAAACTTATACTGATGAATTACACTCATTTTTATGTGAATTAATTATAAAACTTCCACTTGAAGATTTATTAGAAAGAAGATCTTTAATAAATTATATATTATCAAGTATTAAAAAGAAGAAATATAATTTATATAAAAACAAATATGAAATTATATCATTTGAAGATAGACATGAGATTTTAAATAAGCTATCAGTATATGATATAGAATATAACAAATTATTATATATGAATATAATTTCAAGTTTAGATATAAAAGAAAAGGATATTATTATTTTATATAGTTAAAAATAATATTAAAATTAATAAATAATATTAAAAATTTTAATAAAAATAATTGTAGTTCTAACATTTATATGATATTATATAAATATGTAAGGAGGATAAATATATGAAGTCAAAAGAAGTGTTAGAATTACTACAAATTACAAGACCAACATTAACTAAATATGTCAAGGAAGGCATCATTAGAACAATTACTTTACCAAATGGGCGTTATGACTATAGTAAAGAGGATGTATTTAAACTTTTCAACAAAGGAGTAGAAAGAAAAACATATATATATGCTCGAGTATCTACTCCTAAACAAAAGAAGGATTTAGAAAATCAAGTACAACTATTAAAACAGTTTTGTTTTTCTAATGGATGGGTGATAAATAAAGTATTTCAAGATGTAGCAAGTGGAATTAGCTTTGATAAAAGAAAAGACTTTTTTAAAATGTTAGATGATATTATTCAAAATAAGGTAGAAAGAGTTGTGATCACCTATAAAGATAGATTATCGAGAGTAGGGTTTGAATTATTTTATTATTTATTCAAGAAATACCATTGTGAAATAATCGTAATGAGTGATGTTGGTTCTGAAAAACTAGACAGTCAAGAAGTGTTTGAAGAAATAGTTAGTTTATTACATTGTTATAGCATGAAAATGTATTCTAAAAGAAAATGTAACAAAATTAAAGAGGTATTACAAGAGGAAGATTAAATTATAATTCTATTAAAACAAGGAGGTGAAACAGTTATGGCAAAGAAAAAGTATTATAATACTGTTCAAAGAGTGGAAAAACATATAATTAATGAAAATCATGAACTATATAAATTATTAAATCATTATACTTTCTTATCTAAAAATCTATATAATTATGCCAATTATCAACTTAGACAAGTATTCATATTAATGTCAAAATTAAAAGAAGGTAAAGAAATAACTTTTGAACAGCATGAGTACTTAAATGGTATTAATGCTAAAGTGGATAAATTTAATGAACTTAGAGAAGTTAATTTTCAAAAAGCTAAACAAAGAGCTATTGAACAAGGTAAAGAATTAAATAAGAAATTAAAATTAATAAATTACTTTAATGAAAATAATAAATATCTAGGATATGATTTTTTAGAATACTTAGTTAAAGATGGTATAGATTATAAATCTCTTATGGCTCAGGTATCTCAACAAACATTAAAGTTATTAGATAAGAATTGGATCAGTTTCTTTGAAAGTATAAAGGATTGGTCTAAGCATAAAGAAAAGTATAATGGAAGACCTAAATTACCTAACTATAAGAACAAAAATGGTAAAAATATTTTAGTATTTACAAATCAAAATTGTAAACAAAAAGAAGGATATATTCAATTTCCTAAATGTTTTAATAAGTATGAATTGAAAACTAATATAAATGCTAAGCTTCAACAAGTTAGAATATTGCCTAGAAATAAACATTATGTTATTGAGGTAATTTATAAAATAGAAAAGAAAGAGAAATTAAATGATAATGGCAAGTATATAAGTATTGATGTTGGATTAGATAACTTTGCAACTGTTGTTAATAATATAGGACTAAAACCTATAATAATCAATGGTAAAGGTCTAAAATCAATAAACCAATACTATAACAAGAAATTAAGTTATTATAAAGAAATAGCTAAGAGAATGAATAATTTGGATTATACAAATAGAATTAACAGATTAACTATAAAAAGAAATAATAAAATAATAGACTTTATTCATAAAGCTAGTAAAAAGATAATAGATTATGCTTTGAAAAATAATATAAATACTATTATTGTAGGTAATAATAAGGATTGGAAAAGGAAAAGCAATATGTCTAAATTAGTTAATCAATCATTTGTAGGAATACCACATCAAGAATTTATAAATAAATTAATTTATAAATGTGAAAACGTAGGATTAAACATAATTATAACTGAGGAATCTTATACAAGTGGTACTAGTTTCTTAGACAACGAATTACCTATTAAAGAAAATTATAATAAGAAAAGAAGAGTGTATAGAGGATTATTTGTAAGCAACAATGGTATTAAGATTAATGCTGATGTAAATGGAGCATATCAAATAATGAGAAAAGTATTCTCGAATGTGAAAGCTGACGAGATAGAGGGGATAGGGTTATCTCCAATTAGAGTAAATATAGCTTAATACGACTATGATATATTATTATTTTAATAATATTAATAATTATATAAGTTATATTGACTAATAAAAAATAATATTTATTAAAATTTATAATTAATTTTAATAAGATTTATATTATTTATAACCTTATATATATGGATATACAGTATCAGAGATAGCTTCTATTATGGGAGTAACGAAACAAGCCATTTCTCAAAAAAAAGCAAGAATACTAACAGACTTGAAAAATAAATTTTGTAATGATTAACAAAAATATTAAATTATTAAAATTTTATATTTTTGTACTTGGTATGTATCAATAATATAAGTTAATTTATTTAAAGGAGTGAATTTTATGCTTATAACAAGAGAACAATTAATGAAAATTGCAAGTATACCATTAAAACGTAAGGAACCAGAATATAACCTTATTTTAGATGCTCTTGAAAATTTCAATAGAGACATTGAGGGTACTTCAGTTAAAGAGATTTATTCTAAACTTAGTAAACTAAATGAATTAGTTGATAATTATCAAACTAAATATCCGTCATCTGGAAGAAATTTAGCTTTGGAGAATTTTAGGGATAGTTTGTATTTTGAGCTAAGGGAACTTATAAAAAATTCTAGAACTTCAACTATCGCTAGTAAAAATTTAAGTTTTATTTGGATAGGTGGTCCTATATCAGACCAATCTTTAGAATACTATAATATGTGGAAAATGTTTAATAAAGATTATAATATACGATTATTTTATGATAAGAATTCATTGCTAGTAAATACATTAAAAACAGCTATAATTCAAGAAAGCTCAAAAGTAATAATTGAGCAGAATCAATCCAATATCTTGGATGGAACTTATGGTCATAATAAATTTTATTCTGATAGAATGAAATTAATTTATAGATATAAAAGAGAATTGAAAATGTTATATGAAAATATGAAGCAAAACAATTCTGTTGATGATATAATTATAAATTTTTTATCAAACTATTTTAAATATGACATAGGAAAATTGAACAACCAAAAAGAAAATAATAATAATAAAATGATAGCAATTGGAGCTACAGATATTAATACTGAAAACATTTTAACAAATAAACTTAAGTCTTATTATTATCAAGAATTAATACAAACAAATAATTTAGCAGCTGCATCAGATATATTAAGAATTGCTATATTGAAAAAATATGGTGGTGTATATTGTGATTTAGATTTTCTTCCTGGAGTTAATTTGAGTTTATTCAATGATATATCAAAGCCTAATGGAATGGATAGTAATTATTGGGAGGCAGCTATTTTTGAAGCAATAGCTAATGAAAAAAAACTTATGAATAATTATCCATATAAGTATATGGAGCAAGTTCCATCTGAAATAAAAGAAAGAATATTATCTTTTGTAAGAAATCATGATATTAATGATTTAATATTACCATTGGGAGATATTAAAATATCACAATTAGAAATATTATTATCAAGATTAAAGGCTGCAACTGGAAAAAAAACTTTTAGCAATGCTTTTATAATTTCAAATAATGATTCTTTAACATTAAATAATCTCATAAGTCAGCTTGAAAATAGATATGAAATATTAAATAGTATTATACAAGAAAAATTTAAAATATGTGAAACTTATGATAGCTATATTAATAGTGTAAGTGAATTAGTACTTGAAACAACCCCTAAAAATTTATCTATGGATGGAAGTAGCTTTTATCAGCAAATAATAGGTTATTTATCATCTGGATTTAAACCTGAAGTCAATTCAACTGTTTTTTTTTCTGGACCTAATATTTATTCCAGTGCTACTTGTGATACTTACCATTTTATTAAAAATACATTTGATATGTTATCATCACAAAATCAAGAGATTTTTGAGGCTTCGAATAATTTATATTTTTCAAAAACACATGATGAATTTAAAAGTAGTTGGCTTTTAAGAAGTAATATAGCTGAAAAAGAGTTTCAGAAACTGATAAAAACTTATATAGGAAGAACTCTCAATTATGAAGATGGTTTAAATTTTAATAAGTGGAAACGAGTAACTACTTCTGAGTTGCTAAAAGTAATAGAGGAAGTTAATTCTACTAAAATATATGAGAACTATGATTTAAATATGATTTTGCAAATTCAAGGTGATGACATTAGCTATGAATCTGCAGTTAATGTTTTTGGTAAAAATCCAAATAAAAGCATTTTAATCCAAGGAGTAGATGATTTTGCAAACGTATTTTATTTTGAAAATGGAATCGTTCAATCTGATAATATAAATAATATATTATCTAGATTTAATGATATAAAAAAAATAAAATTGACATTAATAGGACATGGAGAAAATGTTTTTAATCCTAAATTATTTGGTGGTAAAACAGTAAATGATTTATATACTAATATTATTAAACCAAAACTTCAACATTTATTAGAGAGAGAAGGAGTAATACTTAAGAATAAATATTTAAAAATAAATATACTTGGATGTTATATGTTTACTCCAAAGGTAGATATTAATTCTACTTTTGTAGGAAAGTTATTCAATAAAATTAGTAGGGATCTTCAATCAAAAGGTTTTAGTAAAAATCAGCTAGAAATTTCTGCGAATAAGTATGCAATAAGAATAAATAGAGAAGGTAAAAGAGAGGTTCTCGATTACTTTGGTAAGTGGGTTTCTAATACTGATTTAATAGCTGAACAGATATCTAATAAATATGTTGTATATTGGAATGAAGTAGAAAATACTCTTTCAGCTAGGGTGGAGCAGCTTAATAAAGTTGCTGAATTTGCAAAAGATATAAATTCTATAATTCAGACAACTAATAATCAAGAACTTAAACAAAGTTTAGTTAATACTTATGCAGATCTTATTACAACATTATATTCAGAACTGTTAAAGGAAGACATTCCATTTGAATTAGATAATATTCAAATTAAGGAAAGAATAATTTTAAATGAAATTTCCAGGTTACATGATTTTTCTAATATTATTCTTGACTTTTACCAAAAAAATAATATATCTAATAATATGATAATATTGTTTGATAGTATAATAAAAGAAAAAGATTACTATAATGTTAAATTAGCTAATAAAATTACTGGTGAGACATCAGTTATTAAAACATATTCAGATTCGTTATGGAATTTTACCAATAAATATAAAAAAATTGTAGATGATATAAAAGGAATAATTGTTAAGGATATTAATGGTAAATTTATAAAAAAGGCAGATTTTGAGATAGAACAAAATCCATCATTATTAAATTCAGCTATGTTAATGCAATTATTAATAGATTATAAGCCTTATACTGAAATTTTGACTAATATAAATACTAGTTTAAAAGTACAAGCATATGCACAAATTTTTCAATTATCAATAGGTACGATTCAAGAGGCTACAGAGATAGTTACCATAATTTCAGATGCTTTAAATGCGAACTTTAATATTTTATCTAAATTAAAGGTTGGATCATCAGTAGCATCTGTAATTATAGATGGAATTAATTTAATTGCAGCTTTAACTGAATTAAAAAATGTAAAAACTAATTTTGAAAGAAAATTGATAGAAGCTAAAGTTGGAATGTATTCAATTGGATTTATACTCGAAAGTTCTAGCTTAATTTCGGGACTGCTAGGAGCGACAGCAGTATCTGAGATATTAGGTGTTATTTCAGTACCTGTTGCAGGTATATTAGTTGGTCTTCCATCACTTGTAAATAACATTCTTGTCTTAGGAGAAAAATATAATCAAATATTAGATTACTTCAGTAAATTCTATCCAATAGTTGGTAAAAATCCATTTTCTATTCAAGACAATATAATAATTCCTTATGATGACATAGCTATTACAGAATTAAATTTCAAATATAATAAGTTTAAATATGGATATGCTAAAATAAGTGGTTTTGAAGGTGGGTCTGGTCACACATATTGGGGAAATATAGATCACTATTTTAGTGCACCTAGTCTTGATCATTATATAGAATTATCAATATATCCAGCATTAAAACTGAATGATACAAATTTGCCAAAAGGAAATGTAGTATTACTTCCATCAGGACTTAATAAGTTTTATAAACCAGAGATTTCAGCTATTGCAGGTGCAAATAGTCAAGAGGGTAATGGAGTGGAAGTATTAAATTTAATTCGAAATTATTATGTAGATTCTAATGGAAATACTAAATTCCCATGGAAATATGAAGCGCCTTTTGAATATAGTTTTTCATATATGAGAGTTGAATATTTTGATACAAAAGTTAATGTGATTTTAGATAATGAAAATAAAACGTTAATAATTCCAGTATTGACTATTGATGAAATGAGAAATAAGATTTCATATGAAATTTTAGGTGATGGTGGAGAATATAATGTTATTTTACCTGTAAATGAAACTAATATAAATATAGTATCAAATAAAAATGATATATGGAATTTTGATGTAAGTTATATAGTAAAAGAGTCTAAAATAGAAGATAATAAATTTGTTTTAGATGGATTTATAAATAATATTTTTTCAACATTAAAAGTATCAAATGATGGATTTAAAATTGGAAAGCAATTTATCAGTATAAAAAATACACCTAGAGCAATAAATCTATCTTTTAAAATTAATAATAATATAGTTATAGTAAGTATATATTTAAATCATGAAAAAAGTAATTCAATAACAATAATTAGTTCTGATTTAAATGATATTAAAAATAATTTCGATAATTTATTGGATAATATTAATTATATGGGATTAGGAAGTATTTCAGATAATACAATAAATTGTATTATAATAAATGATGAAGTGAATATGGAAGGAACAATATTTCTAAACGAAAAAAAGTTAGTATTTATACAAAATGAATTAGAACTACATCTTTATGATTCAGTAAATAAAGATAGACAGTATCTTATAAATAATCCTATAAATAATGTAGTTAAATATAAAGATGGATATATTGTAGAAGGAACTTTTTTAATAAATAGTACTGAAAACAAATACAGTCTGTACATTGAAAATAATAAAATTATGCTTAAAGGGCTTTATTTAGAATCATCTGTTTTTAAAACTATACAAGATAAGATATATTCTAAAGAAAAAGTAAATGACTATATACTTTCTCTTATAAAAAAATTTTTTACAGTTAATATACAATTGTGCCCATTTATGATTGTATCAGGTGTAGATGAAAATAATAGATATTTAGAATATATGTTAAGCACAAATAATAAATGGATAATAAACGGTGGATATTGGGAAAATGACTTTAATAATTATAAAATAGTTAACTTTGAAAAATGTAATGTTATAGTTTCTGGCTCTAACAAATTAAACTCAGAAGGTGATCTAGCAGATACTATTGATGTTTTAGACAAGGATTTAGAAAATTTGTATATAGATAGTGTTATTATAATACCTAAAGTTTATACTAAAAAAATTATTATACATCCTATACCAAATAATCCACAAATAAATATTATAAATACTCAGAGCATCCATGATAAATGTCACTTAATAATAGATTCAGTTTTAACTAATAATTATCATTGGGAATCCGATGGAGATGATTTAATAATTACAAATGGTTTAGATATTAATATAAGAATACTGCAAGGTTTATCTTTTGGGTTTAAATATAAAAATATATACTTGAAGTTTAGTAATTATGATGAGTTATCTCTAAATGATTTTTTATTACAAAATTATAATGTAAAAGGATTATATTATATAAATGGAGAGCTTCATTACAAAAATATACCAGGTGATTCTTTTGAATATGGATGGATTAATATTGATTCAAGATGGTATTTCTTTGATAGTATTAACCTTATAGCTAAAAAAGGATATCAAGAGATAGAGGGAGAAAGGTATTATTTTAATCCTAATACTGGAGTTCAAGAATCAGGAGTGTTTCTTACGCCAAATGGACTAGAATATTTTACAAATAAACATGCAAGCTCCAAAAGATGGGGGCGAGCTATAAATTATACTGGTTGGTTGACTTTAGATGGAAATAAATACTATTTTCAATCTAATAGTAAAGCAGTAACAGGATTACAAAAAATATCTGATAAATATTATTACTTTAATGATAATGGACAAATGCAAATAAAATGGCAAATTATAAATAACAATAAATATTATTTTGATGGAAATACAGGCGAAGCTATAATTGAATGGTTTAATAATCATAAAGAAACATATTATTTTGATAGTGAAGGTAGACTTTTAACAGGATATCAAGTTATAGGAGATAAATCATATTATTTTTCAGATAATATAAACGGAAATTGGGAAGAAGGAAGTGGAGTGTTAAAAAGTGGTGTTTTCAAAACTCCTTCTGGATTTAGACTTTTTTCTAAAAGTGCTATAAATTATAAAGGATGGCTAGATTTAAATGGAAATAAATATTATTTTAATAGTGATTCAATAGCAGTTACAGGATCTTACAATATAAAGGGAATTCAATATTATTTTAATCCTAAAACAGCAGTATTAACAAATGGATGGTATACTTTAGATAATAATAATTATTATGTTTCTAATGGACATAATGTATTAGGATACCAAGACATAGATGGAAAAGGATATTACTTTGATCCTAGTACTGGAATTCAAAAAGCTGGGGTATTCCCTACTCCAAATGGATTAAGATATTTTACTATGAAACCTATAGATGGGCAAAAGTGGGGTCAATGTATAGATTATACTGGATGGCTACACTTAAATGGAAATAAATATTATTTTGGATATTACAATAGTGCAGTAACAGGTTGGCGAGTATTAGGTGGAAAAAAATATTTCTTTAATATTAAAACTGGTGCCGCAACTACAGGTTTATTAACCTTGAGTGGTAAGAGATATTATTTTAATGAAAAAGGAGAACAGTTAACTGGAATGGTATCAATAGGAGGTATTACACAATATTTTCCTGTTGACCCTGGTATAATGTAAATAATAGATTTAAAAAAGCCTCTAGTTTAAAGAGGCTTTTTTAAATCTTCAAAAGAATTTTAAAAATTATCTTTTAATAAGATGTACTTATAGTTACTTTTTAAATAAAGCCTTCCAGGTATCCTTACCTACAATACCATCAGCACTTAAACCATTATCCTTTTGCAGTTTTACTACTGCATTATAAGTGCCTTGACCGAAACTGCCATCTGGTCCCCATTTTCCTACACTATATCCTTTAGAAATTAGTCGTTGTTGGATAATTCGTGTTATATTTCCTTTAGCGCCTTGCCTAACTGTACAACATTTATTCAATGTTGTATCTCCAAACCAACCATCTTCTTTTATCCCAGCACTACATTGAGTATTTAGTTCATGCTGCAACATTCTAACTATATCTCCATTTATACATAATTTCCATAGAGGTGTATTGGAAGCACTAGGTAAAGTTACTACTTTATTACCTGTTAGTCTGGATTTAAATGCCCACCACTTAGCCCAGTTATTTGCTGACATATTAGCTGGACAGTTCTTTCTTGAAGCATCATAATGCCTGACTACATGGTCATTATCAATGTTGTATTTAGCTTGTAGGTTTTTAACTAACCATAGAGCATTATTTATAGTAGCTTCTGCTATATATCCACCACTATTGCACAGTTCAATTCCTATAGAATTATGATTAGTTATTCCATAATTGCCATGTCCATCTCCACAGTGCCATGCCGCATTAAAATTTTCCACAACTTGTACAATATTATTTTCATCTACAAAGTAATGTGCAGATGCATTTCTATTTCCTCCTCCAAAATAATTAGCGTTTGCTAAAGCTGTATCTTTATAATTCCCAGTATCGTGCATTACAATAAATTTTATATTGTTTCCACTAGAATGATTATAGTTTGATATTTTTCTTATAATCTCCATGTTATTATCCACCTCATTTAAATTGTATTTTTTAATAATATTTTCGACCTTTTCTATATAGTCTGGAGCAGAACAGTAACCTCCAGCTACTATTGCTTTTATTTGTTCTATATAATTTGTAGCTTTAAAAACTCCAGCTTCTATATACCATTCTTTTTTTAAAAATCTCGTATGGTCCAGTATGCTTTCTGCCCAGGAAGAGTATACTCTGAAAGGTTGTTTAACAGTAACTATTCCGTTTCCTGTCCATTCTTTAGTGTCTATATTGGCAACAGGACCATTCCAATCCCTAAGTGCCTTGATGCCAAATAAATTATTATAATGTGTTGCTAAATTGCTTGTACCCCAACCTGATTCTAATATAGCCTGTGCAATAGTTATACTAGCAAATATTTTATATTTATTCTGTGTTTCTATTGCTGCATCTTTAATTTTTCCAATAAAATCTGTTTGCTTAGACATACAAAACTCCTTTCTATATTTTTTATAAAATAAAAAGCAAGACTATTTGTCCTGCTCCTTATGTATTTCTTTTTTATTACCTTCTCTAAGTTGTACTAGTGTTTCTTTTAATTGTTTTGGCACTGGTACACCTGCTCTAGTTGCATTTTCTAATATAGATATACCCTCCATACTTGCGTAGAAAAATATAAGCATACTTCTAATCATCCCATTTGCACCTGTAGCATTATCTACAGATACTCCAACACCAACAATTATAAGTATTATTATCTTTTTACATAGACCTTTAAATCCTGCACTAGAACTTAAACTTTTATCTTTACCTGCACAAATAATTCCTGTTATATAATCCAACATCATTAAAAGCATTAATGTCTGTAATATAGTGTCCCATCCTCCTAAAAAATGATTTACACAAGCTCCTACTCCTGCTACAAAGCTACTAGTAATTCTATCCCACTTCATTAAATTTCCTCCTTATTTTAAAATTTTAAAATAAGCAATAAAAAAAGACTTCTAAAAGTCTTAATATATTGCCTTTAAATTTAATTTTTACTTCGCATTAGCAACCTATTGTGCAACATACTCTGTTCCTGTTATAGTTTTAAATTCTTCACCAGTTATCCATTTGGCGACTACAAAAACCTTAACATCTTCTATAGTATATAATTTTAAATCAAAATATTCTTTTATAAATTTATACATATTATCTACCTCCTAATCTTGCTATTTGCATTAATAACGTAGCATTTAATTCTTTTTGCTTGTCTAATTCTACTTGTAAGTTCGCACTATCTTTTAATAATTTAGCATTTACTTCTTGTTGCATTTCTTCTTTTGTTTTTGCTGGGCAACTAAACTCTCCATCCTTAACCTCAAATATATCCATATTCGCAACATCTTCAAAACTTATTATTTCTTTATTATTAACATAACAATATATACTGTTAGAAGTTTTGATTATTTTTGTAAAATTAAAGGGCTCACCTGTTAAATTATTTTTATAAATTTCTTTATTTATTATTAATTTCATTCTGTATATTCACCTCCGTTTTTTATTGTTTCAAATTTAGAAATCGTGTATTTTACATCAATAACATTTGAATACTCGTTTGTAAAATATAAACTTGCAAAATGATTATTATTACTGTGATTATTTGTAAACCAATGTTTTACATCATTACCTTTTATGCCTTCCAATAAAAAAACAGTGCTTTCAAATGCATCAACAATAGTATCGCATTTCCCTGTTAGTGTTATATTTTTTAAATATAATGTTGAATCAAATATAGAAAACGCTGAATTTGTTGCGAATCCATTTTCTTCATAGAGGTAACCACTTCCACGATCATAGATTTTTATATCTTCAATCCTGGAATAACTTCTGTAACATTCTACCCAACCGACTTCTGACTTATTTCCACCTATAATTTTTACATCAACACAATCCTTTAAAAAAATTTTACGTATTTTATTTTTGTGAAGATTAACAATGGTATGTTTAAAATCTTCTAACACTAAACAAAATTCAGGATTGTTTCCATAAACATGAAGTGTTATTTCTTTTAAATGAGTGTATAATGCCAATATTTGATTTAATCTTTCAATTGTTTTAATAGCTTCTTCTTCTCTTAAACCACCATTATCATCATTTCCATTTTCTGTATTTATGTGTATAGTAATATTTTGAAATTTATTTTTAGCTTTTATATCTTCAATTTGTTTCGTTTTTTCTTCATATTGCGAATTAATATCTTCTTTAAATTTTTCTAAATTAGTACCATCTTCAGCTTTAATATCTTTTGCTTTTAATTCAATTGCCCCTGTTTTACTATTTACACTTGTAACAGGTATTTTAATGTCCCCTAATTTTTTTTCTAAACTTTTAATATCTTTTTGAGTAGCAATTATAACAGACGGATCTACTTTAAGAGTAATATTAGAAAGATTGCTAATTTCTAATATCATATTAATCGTTAAATCTTTAGTACTCCCATTACTAGCAACAGGTTTATATGTTTCAGGATATTTACCAATAGCTATAAGATTTTCTTCATCATCTAATATAGCTGCTTCACGAATCATAAAACCACCGATATCGCTGGGAATTATAGCTTGTATAACTATCCAATTCGGATTATTTTCATCTACACTAATTGAATTTATATTACCTTCCCAAACTTTATTTTTTAATTCTATTTGCTCTTCAGTAGGATTGTAATAAGAGCCTCCTCCATCTCCAAGTTGAAATTTAATTAAGTTTAACTTTTTTCCTAATGCACTTGCATTAGCTATTTTAGCTTTACCTATGCTAGTTAATATAGTATAAAATTGTTCCGACATCTAATCATCTCCTTTTGGATATACTGTTATTTCTTCTGTTCCTGTATTGTTTCCTAAAGCTAAGTTTACGCTACCGATAGATTGTATATTTTGAGGACTCCATGGGTACACTGTTATTTCTTCACCTAAAGTCATACATGTTCCTAAGAATATTTTTGATTGTGTTATAGAAATCAAGTCATATTCAACTGATAAATGTGACGGCTTTATTTTTTTTACTGTTTTGTATAGATTATTTAAACTACTAGGGAACCCTTCTTTTCCAGTTAATTTAATTTTAAATGTATATGGAGATACATTTTCAACTATGTTAATATCAGCACCAGTATAAGATTTTAAAATATTAGCCATTGCTAATGGAGTTATAGGATATCTAGTTTGTAGTTTAGTTATTACTTTTCTTCTACGCTGTTCTAGTGTTTCAGATAAATTAGTATTTAAACCAACTCTTTGTTCCCAAAGCACTAATCCCCATGTAGCTGTTTGAGGAAAAAGTTGTAATAATAGTTCATTTATCAAATATTCTGCATTGTCAAATTCATTTCCTATAGCTTGGTATATAGCCTTTTCTATTTTACTATCTTGATACATAGGGGTTATTTGTTTTATCATTTCTTTGCCTTTAGGAGATGTTATCAATATTTTTCACCTCACCTAAAATAGCTACTTCTTCTTTTAAAACAATGTTATGTGTATCATTATTAATAGTTAAATTTTTAAAATCTAATAGACCTTCATGACTTAATATTAAAGAACCTATTATTGTATCTATTGCTTTATAAATTATAGTTCCACCTAATTTTATACCACTTAAATATTTATCTATTTTATTTCTTAAATCATTTAATACATTTTGTGAATTAAATGATTTATCGAATTTTAAACTTGCTGAAATATTAATGGTTAATATATTTGGTGTACTTATAGTAACAGTAGCTCCAACAGGAGCTTTTCCGCCTCTGTTTTGTCCTTTTGGAACTATAGGAGCAATATATTTTTGAACTTTATCTATTAGCTCTTTATTAGCTGTTTTACCGTTTTTATCTAAAATCAGCACTTTAGTAGTACCTGGTCCATTCCATTCTGCATCAACATAAGCATATCCAACACCAGGCACTTGTTTAGCCCATCTAATATAGTCAGTATCAGCCCCAGACAGTTCTTCTTCTTTATCAGCAGCTACAACTCTTTCTCTAAAAGATTCTTCATCTTCTATGTCAGTACCACCATAAAAATCATCTTCATTCGTTATGGACTCTACTCCATTTATTGATGAAAAAAGAATATTTATATTTCCCTTTAGTACATTACCTATAGTTCCAGGAACTAAACATTTAGCTTTTATAGTAGTAAGTCCACTTTCTTCTATAGTTTTAGTTTCAGTAAATTCAAACTCAATACTTTCTTTTTTATCACTTGCAGTTGTTCCAACTACTTTTCCTTTTTCTATTATTGTTCCTGGTTTGCCTTTTATTTTAATTACTCCAGTAGAATATGTTGCTGGATTTTTAAAAACTCCTTTGCATTCTCCTAAATATTCAAGCCATACTCCATAACTTGTTTGTGGAAAAGCTAATCTTAATATATTTTGTAATTTTAATTGTACTAACTCGGCTTTTTCTTCAGCTGTAGGTCTTGTATTATCCCAGAAAAAATCCCCTGGTATAGTAGAAACATTAGGAGGTGCTTTTTTTAGCATTCTTTCATGTATTGTATCAGCATCTTCCTGTAAAAAATCCGGTATATTAAAATCTTTTTCCAACAGTATCACCTCACTTTAACTATGTTATCAAGAATAGCTTTTTCATCATTTATAGTTAAAACTTCATATGTGTAATATAATTCTTCTTTATGTATAGACCATCTAAATTGAAAATTTGTAACACCTTTTGTTCTAGGATGTACCATTAGGGTTTCTATTGTCATTCTTTTTACTTCAAGTTCTATAGCTGGTTTTGTTAATCCTGAACCAATAATACTTTTAAATTCTTGACCATATAAATCATCGTAGGCGAGTTTATAACGTGGAGTTAATATTGCTTTATTACACCACTGTATGTATGCTTGGAAAGCATCACATTTAGCGATACTTCCATCTGGATTTGTTACAAATTCACCTTTTTTAAAATCGAATGCATATGATCCATTGCAGTCTAAGTTAGCATCCAAAACATCTTCTAAACTAATAGTATTGAAATTAGTTTCTTTTGGGAATAAATTAGACATTATGTTATCCTCCCAATTACTATAATTTCATTTCCAACTGGTATAACTAAAACTCTATCTCCATCTTTTAATGGTCTTAAATTATCAGGAGTTTTAAAAGTATGTATGTGAGAATCAGCTAGTTCTGTAGTATATTCATCATTCATTTTCAAATAATCTAATACTTGATAATCTCCAATTTCATATTTGAAATTATCTAATTTAACTCCACTACAAGTTATAGTACCCAATTCAAATTTTAAAGAAGAAAGAGCATTACCAAGAGCTTTGTTTGTACTACCTTTTAGTTCTCTTGCTAAGTCATTAAAAATTGTCATTATAAAATTCTCTCCTTATATAATCTAAACTGCCTAAGTTTAGATTCATTTTACCAGGATGTCCAAGTTCATGAGTTACATCAATAACATATAAAATAACACCATTAAGACTTACTTTATCTCCAGCCCTAATAGTATTTATATCTATACCATTTACAGTAAAAGTATCTTTTCCTGTATTAAATAATAAATCTGCTCTTTTCTTAGCTTCAGTTCCATTTTTTATTTTTTCATCTTGAACTATTTTTTGAAGTGTTCCATAGTTATATCTGTTAGTAGAGTCTATATATGTTCCTATAATAGGAGTTTTTTTACCTTCTTTTTCTTGTCCTAAAACTTTTATTTTAGTGATAGCTCCTTCTAAACTACTATGTTCTTGAATATCTTCAGCTATAGTTTCTAATTTCCAAACAGTTTTATTACTTCCTAATTTTAAAATGTTTAATTTATCTAACATTCTAATATTATACAAATCTCCACCTTTTTGAGCAGTTTCTTTCAAATCTTTTTTTATCATATCAAAGATAGTACTTTTATAAACTGCTTTAGATAATTTTATATTTGTATTAACTAGCCACGCACAAGGTATTCCCCAATCATTGCAATATTTTTCTATACGTTTAGTGGCTGTTATACCATCTGGGAAAAGATATTCATCTTCTGATTGTTCAAGATAAACGGTTCGTTCTTTACAAACCGTTGTTATATGCTTAACTATATTACCAGATTTATTAAAATCCCATACAATACCTTTAAACAATTGAATAGGTTTTTGGGTTTCAAAGTTAGTATCCCAAATTTCCATAGGCATACCTTTTCTAACCCTAATTTCAGCTAATTTTGATGTTTCTATAATGTTAATGTTAGCTGTATATGCTATACCATCTATAGCTTCATTTAAAGTTATTCCTTCATCTAAATCTTGTATTTTATATTTGTCATTTAATATTAAAATCATATTGTCAGTCTCATTCCTGGATATATCATATTTGGATTTTTACCTATAACGTTTTTATTCTTATTATATATAATTTTCCATTTAGATCCTTTACCAAGTTTATTCTTAGCTATTTTATAAAGAGTATCACCAGGTTTCACAATGTATCCTCCAGAAGCACTATTCCTCTGAGGTCTGTTGTTTTTTAATTTCACTTGCTTACTTCCATTGCTTATAACAGGTAATGATTCTATTTTAGGCTCTCGATAAACTCTAAATGTAAGAGTTATATATTTATCATCACTTTCACCAGCACGAATATCTTCTGGAAGTTCACTTATAATTACTAACTCATTTATATTTAATCTAGTAATTACTAGTCTTATAGGTTCTTTTTGCTCCATCCATTGTTCTAATTTTTTTATTGTATCTTCAGCTTTATGAATATCAAGGTATCTACAGAAACTATCAGGTCTTCCAGGTAAAATAGTATTAAAACTTATTTCTTTTATTTTTTTACCAGGTGAGCTGAAATCAACTTCTCCAAAGTTAATTAAATCTACGGTTTCAAACTTTTTACTTCTGTTAATAGTTAAAGAATCAATTGGATTTACAGGGAAATGAAAAAACATACAATCTTCATCATGTATATTTTTAATATATACATCTAATTCAGGATCATCTAATTTTCTAAATTCTTTAGATAAACTTGAAAATTCACCATCATATATTATTTTAATCACCTCTTTTATTTAATAAATAAAAAAGAACCGCATAAGCGATTCTTTTAATATAATATTATTTTAAATAAAATGCAGTAGTTTCTCCTGAACCACCAGATATTAATACTCCATCTGCGATATTAAAATCCTTTGGAACTTCAAAAACTAAATAAGTTTGTTTAGAAGTATTAGGATTGATATCTTTATATACTCCAACAAAATTATTATTTTTATTATAAATAGTTTCTTTGCCATTTGCAGAACTCATAGCACTAAATGCAGCATCATTTATAGTATATTGACTTTTATCCTTCATATTACCTAATATAAAGTCAGTTGATCTATATTGTTTAGGTTGCTTAGATATATTTTTAAGACTAACTTTACATACAATAAATTTTTCTTTTGTAGTTTTATTATCTGACTTATTACCAGCTTCTATTGTTGTTGTTTCTTTAGAATCTAATATTTTCAAACTGAAATCTCCGCAAGTTGATTCATTTCCTTTTTTACATACCTTAGATTTAGTTTCTTGATTCTGAGTCGATGTTGAATTTGCCTCTTGGGTTAATTGTTTGTTATTATTTAAATTGTTTATTCTGTTTACAGCAGAAGTGTCACCTACAAAAAATCCAACTATAAATGCTATTATAACTAATACTATAGTTACAATTCTTTTTTTATTCATAAAAGCCCTCCCTTTTCTGTTACATTATAACATATTTGCATAGGATTTAAATTATCATTTTATGTTTTTAAGGGACTCTTTTAATTTATATGCAAATTGTTGAGCAGCCTCTTTTACTACTTTATCTATATCAGCTTCATTGTTAAACTCATTATTAACATCTACGTTAACATTTGTATTTCCTCCTCCAGCCATTGCAAATTGAGGTTGGGATATTGCAAATTGAGGTTTTGATTTTTTTTCATAAGATTCATTGTTTGTATTTAGCACTTTTTTAGATTCTCTATTGTTTAACACTTTTTCTCCCCCATTAAACAGCCTAAATTGTCTTCCGGCTACTATTTCAATTCCATTTTCAGCGACCTCATGTATTCCGGATGTAGCATAGTTTGTTCCAGTAGCATAACCTTGTTCTTTCATCTTTAAAAATTCTTCATTTGTCATTTGCTTCCTAGGTTTAGGAGATTCTTTTTCATTACTAAAAAGATTATGAAAGAAATTTACTACACAGTTATGTTCCTTGGGATTCCAATTATCCCAAGTCTGCTGCATTCTTTCTGAGTTAGATATAACTTCACCAGTTGTAGTATTTACATTCTGGGATACTTCACTATTCATTTCTGTTATTTTACTAACAACTTCTTCTTTCTGTGCATTTGCGTGCTGAACAGTTTCATTTCTCATTCTTTCTGCTTCTTGTATAGCTTGTGATGCTTCTTCTGCTGTGCAACTTTTAGTTACATCTCTTGCTTGTTCAAAAGCACTTTTTGTTTCTAAAAATTGCCTGTTTGCTTCATCTACTGTTTGAATTCTTTGTTGTTCTGCATTTTTTATTGCTTCCCCAGCTTGTTCAGCCGTAATACGTGTATTGTAACTTTTTAGCCTTTCTAAAATAACTTTAGTTTCAATTTCATTTTTGCTTAAACTTTCAACAGCATTCTGTCTCATATTATCTTGATACATTTTTATATCACTTAATTCATTAGCTCTCAATTGTCTATGTTCATTGTTAGCTGTTTGAATAATTTGTGAGATTTTATCACAGTATTCTTGTGTACTTGCTTTTAAACCTTCATTGTGATATTTTTCGCTTTGTAAAATTTCAGCTTGTCTTTGAGTAGTAAAAATGCTACTCTTGGCAAAAAAGTTTTGTAATTTTGTATTACGTTCTTGATACTGCTTATCATAACCAGTATTAATTTGTTGTCCAAGCTCAGTGTATTGAGCTATTAGAGTTTCTTTTTGTTTTTTAGTAATTCCTGTTGTTTCTTTTAAAGTTTTTTGAAAATTGTCAATAGTATCATTTTTTTGTTTCTTAGTAAGTTTAGAGCATCCATTAACCATACTGGTATACTCATTTAAAATAGCTGTTTTATTTTCTTCCGAAACAACAGTTGTATTATTTACTAAGTTGCTAAATTCCTTAATCATCTTAGAGTTTAACTCTTTTCCTTTAGTGCTACTTTTATTTACCATATCTGAAAAGTTTTTAATTACTGCATTTTTAGTATCTGTTGTAAACTTTACGCTATTAGCATTTATGTCAGTTAGAGATTTACTTGTATTTTTGTCTAATTCGAGATATGAACCAATAGCTTTTTTAGTAGCTTCCGATATTTTTACAGATGTTTGCCCATAACTTTTAATTATGGTACCATTTGCACTTTTACAGCTATAAGCAACTGTTTTAGTTGCATCTGCAAATAAATCGACCGCAGGCACTGCATCAGCTTCTAAATGTTTTTTTAATTTATATCCACTATATCCTAATGCAGCAATTACTCCTACAGCAATAGCAGCTGGCCCTGCAACTGCTCCCAAGCTTGCACATAATGTACCTAATGCTCCACTGCCTGCAACTGTTGCTCCTGTTGCAGTTGCAGTTGCAGCACCCATAGCTGTTGTGGCAGCTCCTACACCTTTAGCAGCTGTCGCAATTGCTGTTGCACCTTTAAATAGGCTGAAAAATGTTTTTACACTAGATCCAAGAGAGATTATACCTTTTATACCTCTTATAAATGGTCCAATTGTTAATGTTCCTAGTGCTAAAAATCCAATAAACTTTTTAGTTGCTGGACTAAGTTTATTAAATTCATTAGCCAAATGTGATATTTTATCAACTATATTAACTATTCCATTTGTTATATCAGGAATTTTACCTGTAAACCAAGTAACAAATTGCTTAGCATAAGGAGCAAGTCTTTCTCCCAATTCAATTTGCATACCTTCTACAGCACTTTTTAGAATAGTAAATTGTCCACCTAAACTATCAAGCTTAGTTTTAGCCATTTCTTTTGCAGTACCATCTGCTTTTTTCAAACTTTGAGTATACTTTTCAAAATCTTCAGTACTTGTATTTAATACTGCAAGCATTCCAGACATAGCTTCCTGTCCAAAGATACTTGCTACAGCTTGTTGTTTTTGTTGTTGAGTTAGTTTACCCATAGATTTTCTCATATCACCCATTATTGAATTAAAAGGTCGTATTTTACCATGAGTATCTGCTATGCTAACTCCTAATTTTTTTAACCATACAGCTGCTTGTTTTGGAGGCTTTGCAAGTCTTGTTAATGCACCTCTAAGAGCAGTACCTCCCATTGTACCTTTAACCCCTGCATCTGCCATTTTAGCTAATGCGGCTGTAACTTCTTCTGCACTCATACCAAAAGCATGTGCTGGAGCTGCTGCATACTTGTATGCTTCTCCTAACATTTCAACATTTGTATTTGCTGTTGAACTTGCTTTAGCCATAACGTCAGCCAAATGAGTTGTATCTTTAGCTTTCAGTCCAAAAGCTGTGAGTGCATCTGACACTATATCACTCGTGACGCCTAAGTCACTTCCTGCTGCTGAAGCTAAATCAAGTAGCCCTGGCATAGCTGAAATTATTTCATTTGTTTTAAATCCAGCCATAGCTAGGTAGTTCATTCCGTCACTTGCATCTTTAGCTGACCAGGCAGTTGTAGCGCCTAAAATTTTAGCGTTATGCCAAAGTTGTTTAAATTCATTATTAGTAGCTTGACTGGTAGCTTGAACAGTTTTCATTCCCTGTTCGAAGTTAGTAAAAGTTTTTATACTACTACCAATACCAAATCCACCAACTGCTATTGCACCTGCTGTTGCTAGTGCTATTAATTTAGATCTTGCTTTTTTAGTAAATCCTGAAATTTTCTTTTCCATTTTTGTTAAGGACTTTGTAGCTTGATCTCGTATTTTGATAGTTGGTGTAGCTTTAACTTTACTTATTTTATCTGTTTTTCTTTTTATTTTATCTATTGTTCGTGATGCCTTATCTTTTGCTTTTACTTTAGGACTAGCCCTCATTTTATCAATTTTTTTCATCTTGTTTTTGATTTTATCTGAGGGCCTTGATAATTTATCTTTTAATTTAACACTAGGAGTAGCTTTAATCTTATTTAAAGCTTTCATTTTCTTTTCAGAACGAGTAACAAATCGTTCTGTAGCTGATAGTTTCTTCTTAGCTTCACTATCTCCCTTTACTCCTATTTTTATGTCTAACCTATATATTTCTTTCTTAGCCAGGCACATCACCTCCCAGCTGCAGCTTGTTCAGCTGCTTTATTTTCTTTTTCTATTTCATAATCTGAAAAAGCAAGGAGTAACCTCCTTGCCATATCATCTTTTTTATAAAAAACATCAGGAGAGATATCATGCTTTGTGAACAAGTTATATAAAGCGGTGATAGTTCCTCCTGATGATATTAGTTTTTTATATTTTCAATCTTTTCTAGTTCATCATCAAATCCACTAAGTTCTAATACTTTGTCACCCATCGCAGATGTTTCACCAGCAAGAAATTTCTTTTTTATTACTTGTCTACCATCAGATGCTTTTAATGCATCTAATAATTTAGGGTTATTCCAATCAGGTGTTACTGTAGCTGCTTCAATTAGTGCTGCATTAAATTCTTCATCATCAAGTTCTTTAATTCTTCTTCCCCCCCTTTCTTTCCTACTATAAGTACACTCTTTTTTGATTCTATTTATTTCTTTTTCGCTTAATCCTTTTAATGTTATTGGAATTCCTAGTCTTCTTATACGATAAGTAGATTCTGGAACTGATGTAGGTTCCATAAGTTTGGATATTATATCTTCCTCTGTCATTTGTGCTATTTCCTTTTCTTCAATTTGTTTTCCTGTTAAATTTTCCATTATTTATTCCTCCTAATTTTTATTATTTTTCTTCAATTTCAATTTTATCTAGCATTTCGTATCCTTCAAAAGTAAATGGCGTTTCCTCTTCAACTAACTCGTTTGCTTTCAAATTTATAAGATTCATTTTATCAGCCATACAATTTTTAAGTCTTATACGCTCATATCCATAAGCCTCAGGATCTTCTAATGCTGTAATAACTTCAAATCTTTTAAAACCTCTTTCTATTAAAGCTGAACTTACTTTATATCCTGACATTGAACCAGTACCTTTTTTACTTCCTTGCTTATATCTAGTCCAATCATCTCCTAATAGATTTAATTCTTTTTTATCTAAATCAACTTCTGCAGTACATTCTGTAAGGTTTGACTGCCATTCACCATTTATTAGTATTTTCCCTTTTGAACCATGTATCGTTCTACTTGCATCTAATGCCATATTATCACTCCTAACTTACCTAACTTATATATCCTGTACCATAAATTCTTTTCATGACATTTATATATGTAGCATCCCATCGCCAAAAGAATTCATCATTCTTAGCATCTTTTTGTAAGTTTTCATCTATTTGTACTTTGAAACCACTTTCTATTATTTCTTCTTTTTCAAATATCTCAAAATATTGCTTCAAAGCACATAAAACAGCTAGTTGACCAGTTCTTTTATTTATAGACTTACCTACATATTGTCTTACACCAGTAAAACTAGTATCCTCATCAACCATATCCATAAATTTAATTGCTCTTAAATATCCCCAATTTTCATTCTGGTCTTGCCTATAAGTTTTTAATGTATTAACATCGTCTTCTATTAGAACAGAACCATCCTCATATCTAATTATCATTGTTCCAGATACTAAAGCACTTTGTATTTCTTCATCTGTTAAATATCTTGTAACATTTTCAAAAATAGTTTTTGCATTACACAGACATTCCTTAATGCCTTGTCCTTCTCCTAATGCTGCAATATAACACATAGTTTCAGCTGGAGTATATTTAATACCATTTAATATTCCACCAGAACCACTCAAATAATAGATTCCTTCGTTATTAAATGCTTTAGATTTTTTATTAGCTGCTTCTATAGTTTCTGTATTATCTCCACCTAAATAGGCCCTTATTTTCTTACCATTTTTTCTATTCCGTTCTATCCAAGCTTTTACAGATGTTTGAAGTGCTGCATCAGTTATTCCATCTAAGCAAAATCCATTAAATTTATAGCCTTCAAATTCATTCATAGCTTTTAAATAATGTTCATTAGTTATTGAAGAATTACCATCATTTCCACCTGTTAAAGACTCGTTTGATATACTTGCTAATTTTCCATTACCTTCATCTAATTTACTAGCTTTTAACCACTTATTTTCTTTATTTTGATTTATAGTTTTTTCAATTTCTGTAATTGTTCCAGAAAGTTGGAAGACATATACTTGTTTTGCACCTTCATAGAGTGTTAAATCCTTATTATCAGAAGATATTAAATTGCTTTTTACAGTAACATTGAAATCCTTTTTAGTTGGATAAAGCGTTTCTAATTTTAATATTTCTTTGCTATCTGTATCTTTTAATATAATGCTAGCTGATTTTTCAGTGCCATCTGTAATTCTATATAATAGTAATCCTTGGGGCTGTCCTAATAACGATAATCTTCCTAATTTATAAGCAGTAGATTTCATATCATTACCAAACGTATCTATTAAATCTTTTTCATCTTTAATAGATACTACTTTATTTGCTGGACCCCAATCACACTTAACAGGCATAGCAATTACTCCTCTTTTCCCTGGTTCTATTCTAGCTAAAGCAGCAGCTTTGAATCTATTATAGAATCCAGGTCTGTTAGGTTTATCAGTTTCGCTCCAATGACCGCTTGCCATCTATTTCACCTCCCTTTTTAAAAATTCTTCTATTTCTTCTCTAAACTTTTCTTTAGTTATTTCTTTTTCATTACAATTAAATAAAGCACCGCTGGCTACTTCTTTTTTATAGCCTGTCAGTGCTTCACAATTTTCTATTAAATCCTGTATAGGATATTTTTCCACTTCTACTGATTTTATAACTTTTTTAAGTGTAACCTTTTCTTCATCAGCCATATCAGCCCTCCTATTCAATATTCCCTCTACTATAAATTTTATCTATAGTAGAATTATTCTCTTGTATCATCTTTCTTCTACTTAATTCCACTGTTAGTTGTCCTATACCTAGCATATCTGCATCTCTATCTTCTTGTATGCTCTCTATAGTTAAGTACCTCTTATCTTTAATATTTAAAGGTATTTTTAAATCTGTAATAAGCTTTTCTTCTATATTGTCTAGTACTTTTTCTATATAAGCCTTATTTTTACTTACAACATGACATACAAGAGTTTTATTTTCCTTAATTAAAGCTATATTTATACGTTCTTTACTTTGGGAAGATGTTCTCCAAAGTACACTAGGAACTTGAAAATCTTTTTTCCAACAATCTCTATATACCTTTATACCTAATAACTCTTCAGTATATTTACTCAAAGCCTCAATCCATGTATCTTCTGTAGTGCCTTGTTCTTCATATAAAGCTATAATTGAAAATCTCAGTCCTCTAGCTATTGCATTCCATTCTTCATCTATAATGTCTTGGCCTATAGTTCCTTCAAACATACAAGTAAAAGTTTCATTAGAATTTTCATCTTCTATAGTTTGTAAATCTAATGTCTTTATTACTTTTTCAGTTAAACTATCTAACTTTTTGAAAGTAGTTCTTCCTTCATATAACCATATTTCTATGGTTCTTTTAAATCCTATTGTTTCTCCATTATTATCATCAGAACCTTGAAGTATAATTCCATAAGGTTTAACTGCATTAATGTCTGGGACATTAGGTTCATAACATTCTTTAAGTTCTGGAATATTATCTATTAGCTTTTGTCTTATTCCTGCTCTCATCTATATCAACCTTTGCTTTACCATTTATTTTTAAAGTATCACAATAGAACGCTACTTTTACTATAGGAATTCTATTTTCAGCATCAAAGCTGCTTTCAATACTTGCTACTTTATTAGAATAATCTATACCATCAATTTTTATTTTACCTATGATACTATTTGAATCTTTAATATTATAGTTTATTTCTATATCAGCTAATTCTAAATTGTCTAACATAAGCTATCCTCCCCAATAATTAATCAGTGAAGTTTTTATTACTGATGTATTATTATTTATAGTATTTTCTAATTCATGAGTGCCTTTAGTACCAGGATGATGTATTTCTTTTACTGGATGCGCTGCTCCTTTCCAATATAAAGCTTTTTTATTTTTAGGTATGATAACATGAGGCTTTGACCCTTCTTCAAGTATTGAACCATAATTAACGCTATGTGATAAAGATATTGTAAATACTCTACATGTTTTACTACTAGTAGAAATTCCTTTTATACCTTGTCTTGCATTACCAGTTCTATCTTTCCATGTTGCATTGTTTTTACTGCTTTTCTCCAATTTTTTAGCAATTAGATTGCATAGAATATACATACCTGCTTTTCTCTTTTCTATATAACCTATCGCTTTAAATCCTGACATATTAATCTATCTTTTCAAGATTGCATTCATATCCACATAAAGTCTTTTCAATCACTATTGGATATACTTCTTTTATTTTCATATGACCTTCTATGCAATTAAATTCAATAGCACTTTTAGGATTAACTTCTATGTCTGCATCTTTATTTGCTATCATATTATATCTACTAGTCTTATAAGATGTACCTCGTGTTTGACTATCTATTATTACTTTATTATTTGAACTATTTTCAAGGTATATCAGTACTTCTAGATTCTTTTTACTCTCACTATCCTCAAGTGCTCCATCAACAATAACTTTTTTGAATTCTTTAATTTCAATCTCTGTTGGATTTAATGCTATCCCTTTATTAATTACATCTATTATTTTCTTAGCCTTTAATTTAGACATTAGCACCCATCAACTCTTCTCATTGATGTTTTATATCCTGTTGTTTTGCTTGGATTTAACTTAGTCTGTTCTTTTAAGTAGTCAGCTTGATACAGTGCCGCTAAGTTATTCCAATAGTCTGGATCAGCATTTTCTATTTCTATAGGACCTACTTTTATTTTTTTATCAGTGTTTGCTTTCATTAAACAGCCTCTCCAGCTTGCTTTAAGAACATTATTATCATTCACCAATAAAATATTTTCTAACTCTTCATCACTAAATATAGGATACTGGCTCTCATTTAAATTAATCTTTAAAACTTCTAAAGGTGTAAGGTTCATAATTATTCACCTTCCTCTACTTCATCTCTTTCATCTTCATCTACATTATATACTTCTTCTAAAAGTTCAATGTAGCCTCTTTCAACCATTTCTGTAGTATCATCTACTCTAACTTTTAGTTCATCGCCTATATTAAAACAACTTTTATCATACTTTAAATTAACTAAAGCTTTAGCTTGTATTGTCTTTTTACTTGCCATATAATTAATTCCTTTCTATTTTAAATTTAAAAAGAGTAGCTATAAACCATCCACTAATTAACTGTAGCAAAGAAACATTCGTCAGCTCTTTCAAAACTTGGCATACCTAGCTGAGATACTTTGGTTTGAACTGTTACTGGATCATCTTTTTTCATTGTCATAACTGCTATACCAGTTCTTACTATTTCTACATTGGAACCTTGGCTAAACATCTTGTCAGCTTCTTCTGGGGTTGTACCATAATAAGTTGCACCGAGTGTTCCAGTTGGGATAAGAGTAAACTTACCACTTGGAAAGTATGGTTGTTCTGTTCCATCTTCTAACTTATATGTTCCACTAACTTCTGCTAATGTTACACCTGTTTTATCTTTAATAAGTTTTTTGATTTCATCATCACTTGCTAAATAGTTTGGATTTTGTGGCCATCCAGATTTAATAATATTTTTATTTCCTGTAATCCATCCAAATGTCTTAGCATCTAAAACTGCTCTATTCACTACATATCCTTCATCCTTCATTAATCTTACCCATCTTATTATGTCTAAAATAGGGTTAGATTTTTCTGTATCTGACCATTTCGCAGTTCCAGAAAGTGCTTCTTTATGTTTACTTGGCACTCCAAAATCAAATACTATATCTCCATCTTCAGACACAATTGAGATTGTTCCTGAATCAGAAAGAAGCTGCATTCTCATTCTTTCCATTTGCATATCTCCACCATCTACTAGATCTTTATAATTATCAAAAATCTTAGTTATTATCATATCAATAACATTTTTATTTTTAGCTTGTGAAGCTAATAGTAAGTCTTGTCTATCTTTTTCATTTACTAGTATACTTTCTTTGAAAAATGGCATTTGCTTAGTAATTTCATCTACTTGTGCTTTTAATGCCCTAATCTTTACTGCTACATCAAAAGCTGATTGTTTTAATACTACTGGCTTTCTCTTTGCACCTTTAATATACTTTAGTTCCATTCCTAGTTGTTTTTTTCTAGGAAAAAGAGCCTCTCCAATTGTAACTTCTGGTGGAAGTTCTTTAATATACGTTGATATTTCTTGTACGTTTATAATATCTCTCCAATCCATATTGTTCCCTCCTTAAATTAATTATAGAAATTGAATCATTTTTAATGCCTTTTTAACATCTTCTGAAATAGTTTTAGGTAATGCTTTTTCCTTAATAAATCCAAAGATAGTTACTGGAATAGTTTCGGTACCATTGCTATATGTAAAGTCAGCATCTCTATAAACTAAACCAAATGCTTTATCATTCGTTACTGTAGAACCATCAACTACTTTTCCATCTTTGCTAATTACCGTACCTGCTTTAAGTATTCTTTTGCCTTTTTCTTCTGCAATATCAGTTTTTTTAACCTTTACCATTGCATTTTGAAATAACTCTCCTGCAAACTCTAGTATTGTTTTATTTTCACCCATATAAGTTTGTTTAGTTTCATAACTCATATCTTACCTCCTCTATGAAAAGAATTTGTTTTGTGCTTCTGCCACTTTGGTTGCTTCTGTTCTTTCTTTAGCTAAACGAGCACCTATGCTTAACTTTTCATCCTCACTATCAATCATTGAAGATGAACCACCTGCTATGTTTCCAGTACCACCTGTTTGTTCTGCTTCAAATAAATAAGCATCACTCTCTTTTAGTGTATTTACCTGCTCCTCTAAACCTATGAAGGTATCATCAACTAGTTTTACCTTTTCCATGTCTAATAGTGCTCTTAATGCTTTAGGATTTTTAGCTTTATATCCAGCTATAGCTTTTTCGAACTTAGTATCAAAGCTTATTTGATTAAGCTTAGCTTCATAATCTTCACTTGCTTTTTTATTAGCAGCTTTTAAATTTTCTATCTCTATATTTAGTTCCTCATTATCCTTAATCTTGCCTTGTAAATCTTCTAAATCTTTGTCCCTCTTTTTTATATCCTTTTTATATTGCTTTATTGCTTCATTAGCAGTTTCTAATTCCTTTTTCTCTACATAATTTGAACTATCAACTAAATCTATGTCTTTATATTTTTTTCTGAGTTCTTCAGGAAGTTGTTTAAAAGATTCTTCTCCTAATATTTCATTTAACTTTGGCATTTATATCAATCCTTTCTTAGCATTTTACGCCTTGCTAAGGGCAAAATAAAAAGACATATTTCTATGTCCTATCATATGAATTCATCTCCGAATTCTTCTAAGAATTTATCCAACTTTACATTCTTTTCACCATTAACCCATGCTTTAAGTTTTTTTACTGCATCATCAATAGATATAGTTTCTTCTGTAAAATAACATAAACAATTAGGATGTTGTAAAGGAGCATCTTCTGGTTTAAATACTTTTCCAGCATAATCATCACATATATCATGTTTAGGATGACTAAAACTTAAATTCCATTTAAGTCCTATATTAAATGGATTATTTTTAGCATTCTCTATGGTTGTTTCAGTAAAACCATGAGTAATTGAAGTCCTGGCTAATCTTTGTGCTTGATAAGATACATTTTTCCTCATTCCTGGAACTATTGTTTTTGTCTCAGTTCTTTTTAAAGGATTAACATATTTATCTACTTGTTTTGCGAGCTCTCTGGAATTTGCACCTTTGACTACATTGACCTTTATAAGAGTATCTATATCATTAGCATTTTTTCTAGTTATATTCCATATCCTTTGATCTAATGTTTTACCATCTTCATAATAACTTCCTTGTATAAGTTTTTTAACTGTACTTGATGATGTCTTTATAACTGATTTATTAAAGATAGACCTTAATTTTATATCATCAGTTATGCTTTCGTAATAAGCTAAACTTGTTGAACTAGCTATCTCTGAACTAGCTTTAATATTATGTTTTATAGTTTTTCTTAATTTAATGTTTAATTCATTCATTTGAGATTGTAGTGTTTCTTCTATTTCACTTAAGTATTTTTCAGTTGGAATTGTTTTACAGAAAGCTATCTCTTCTAATAATTGCGTGGATAATTCCTTGTAAATCTTTAATAATTCTATTTCTTGTTTCTTATTAAGCTTTAAAAACTTTTTTCTAGCTTCTAGTATCCTTTGTCGATACAAATTCATTATAAATCACCGCCAGAATTGTCCTCATTATCTATTCTTTTTTCAAATATATCCTGTTCAGCTTCATTTAATGATTTTATATCTTCTAAAGTTTCCTTAAAGTGTTCTTCATAATCTTCATCATTAGAATAATCTTTAATATAACTTCTATGACTTCTAACATTGTTTTGAACTTCTTCCATAGCTAATCTTTTTTGATCTTCTTCATCTTCAGGTATTGGATAGTTTTTATTTAATATTATAGTGAATAATAAATTATTCCATTCTTCTTTCCAATTATCATAGGATTTAAATTTACTACAAGCTTCTACTATTAGTCTTAGCATACTTCTTATAATAGGTTCCCAATCATGCCATTTTTCTTCACAACGTGCTACTAATTCCGTATACATATATTTAATACTCTTAGCACTTGGTACTTTCTGCAAATTTTCTGATTTAGGAATACCTAATTTTTCATACATACTATCCTCGAGCATTTTTAAATACATTTTAACTGGTTCTGCATTAGTAAAATTACTTTCTACTCTTTGTACTTTAGCTTGTTTATTTCCTTCTGCATCATCTTCACTTTTTAACGCCATCAATGAATTTGGAGCAATATTACAGCTATTAACTGTATCTTTTGTAGCATCAATAATTGCTGTTTGTCCAAACATAAGAAATCTTAAGCTATCGTTAAAATCACTCAATCTTCTATTATAACTATCTTGTAAAGGCTTTAAATCTTTTATATCACTTTGTCCATAAGGACTAACTATAGTTTGTTCATTTGTTATTACCCAACAAGGTATTTTAGAAAGTTCTGTGTCTTGATTTGTTACATTTATTGGATTTTCTAAATTATCACCTTTAAAAGTTTCTACTTTTAAATAACATGAAGGCTCTTTGTTCTCCGTTTCATTCATGTAATAAGTATATCTATTCCATAATTGTTTAGTAACTTCTTTATCTACAGTAACTTGCTTAACGAATATTGCTTTACTTAATTTAGTTATATCATTAATATCTGCTTCATAATTAAAATCATTAATATCATGCCAATATAATCTTATATGTTGCCCTGGATTTGCTTCTAATCTAAGCATAACTCTCTTAGTTACACTTGCTAATCTAAAAGCTTTCATAGTGTTGCTCCAAAACTTGCTGGCATTTAATATTGCATCTATGAACTGTCTTAATTCTTCACAGGTTTCTTTAGCGTTCTTATCTAATGGTTTAAATAATATATCTGGTTCCTTACCAAACATAAATCTAGCTTGTTTATTTATCAAAGGTTTAATTTTATTATCTATAACTTGAGAAGGTACATAATCTAAATCATCTAAAGTAATCCAGCTTTGCCCTAATAAATCATTATCCATTAATGCTATTTGTTTATTTTCTGTTTCTCCTAAATAAAATAGATAATCTCTTAAAGCTTTTTTTCTTTCCTTTTTTTCTCGATTACTTAAATTGAGCAATTTGTCTCTTATATCTTTTGCACTCATTAGAATACCGTACCTCCTTTCTTCTTATATTTCTTAAAAGTATTTTGTTTAAGTCCCATGCCTTTGTTATAAACTTCTTTATTATATTTCTGTTCTTTAATATCCGCTACTTCATAACCATCTAACGCATACCAGATTGCACTAAACGTGTGTGGATCTATACTAAATTCGTCTTCTATAATATCTCCATTTTTATCTACTGCATAAGTTAAATCCTCTAATTCATCTATAACATTAGTACAATTTTCAGAACAAATTATTTTCTTAAATCTCTTAACTTTCTTAGTGTTTTGAAGTCTACTACCTGGAAACTTTTTAGCACCTTTTATATTAAATCCCTCTTGTTTATAGTATTTAATAGTTTTAGGTTCTGCACTATCTGCTCTAATAAGTTCTTGCGTCTTTTTAAATTCTGATATTTCTATTGCTGTTTTATCATCAGTCATTTGATTTTTATAATATTCCCAATATATATATAAAATTTTATTCTCATCATCTATTGCTAACCTAACTATAGCATTATATGAAGTTTCAAATCCAAAATCCATTCCAACTCTATATATCGGCATTTTAATTTTTTTAATATTATTAATAACTGCGTAATGTGGTGTTTTTTCAAATTGTGGCAATACTTTTCTACCATTAACACCAAATCTACCTCTTCTAGCTATTCTCCATAAATCTTCGTCATAAGTTTTTAATTCATCTAATTGTTCTATATACGATTTTGGTAAAAATAAATTATCATCAGCTAAACTATGATGATAATAAGTGCTATTAATAACTATAGTTTTTTCTTTATAAAGTTTTTGGTCATCTAATGTGAATATTTTTTTCTTAGAATCTATGAAAAAATGTTTGTAACACCAATTATTTTTTGATACCGGATTTGTAGACAGTATCATATGCAATTTTAAAGTTGGATGTCTCAATCTTCCTAGTAACTCTTTAAATCCTGCATATTTTACTTCTGAACATTCTTCAACCCATATTATAGAAACATTATTTATAGATTTTAGCTTAGCAGGTTTATCCATTCCCTTAAAGATTATTTTGCTTCCATTCGGAAATCTTATTTGCATTGGTGAAGTAATGCATTTAATTCTATCATCTAATTCCATTTCAGTTATTATTTCATCAAATAACGAAAAACATGAATCCCTAATAGTATCATATACTTCTCTTACTACTAATGCGGTTCTCTTTTCTTCTAATAGCTTTAATATTAATTTTAAAGCTACATGATAACTTTTTGATGAACCATAGCCCCCTACAAGAAAATAAAATTTATACATCCAATTAAATAAGAATTCTTCAAAGTGAGGATTAACTTCTTTTTCTATAGGCATTATTCAACACCTTTTCTTTTTATTAAGATTTCTATAGGTTTATCATCATTATTAATGTTTTTATTTTTTTCAATTTCCATTTTTTCTTGTTTAAGTTTTAGTTCTACCTCGGCTTTATATTTATTAAATTCAAGTTTTTCTCTATCCATAACAAGTTTTTCAGTATCACCAGAGATATTAGCTTTACTTTCTATTAATCTACGTAATTGATCCATGCAAGCTAATATTCCTGTTTCTCTATCTTCTTCACTTACTATTTTTTCACGTCTTTTCCCAAACATATCATAAAAAATTGTTTTTTCACGATTTAATAGTCTTGCTATCTTTAATCTTAATAACTTTATTTCTTCATCAAATGTGGGTTCTGGACTAGCTTTTTCATATAGTTCTTGTTCTTCAGGACTCAGTCTATCAATATAAAGTGATTGATAAGCTCCATGTTTTATATTATTTAAATTTCCCTTTGGTGCTCCATATCCAAGGCTACTTTTGTTACCCCATCGTGCCTTTTCAGGATGTTTTTTACTATTTGGATTATATATATCGTTACTATTGGGTAACGATAATTCACCTTTTAAAACTTCATCCCACTTATCTTGGCTCTTCCATTTACGTACTAAAGAATCTTTAACCGGCTTTGTTTCTGTTTTAGATAACATCTCAGCTATTTGTTTAGGCTTTAATTTACCTCTACTCTTAATATAAATATCAAGTGCTTTATCCCTATTTGGACTTCTAGCTCTTGCCATGTTCTCACCTCACTTGACGTATTGCTCCATTGTGTCTTTTATAGCTATCATGCCTCATTAAATCTATATAATCATTAAATGTTAATGAATTTTGATTTTTCTTAGCTTTATTTGTTTTATGTTGTTTTTTTAATCTTTTATATACATCAGGCTGTTGTGTCTTTAATATTTTCCCAATCTTCACACCCCTCACCTTTCCTTTAAATTATTTATGAATAAAATCTCTTAACCTTTGTTAAGTATGCAAAAAAGCACTCAAATTAAATATGTAAAATTACACAATTAATTGAGTGCTTTTTTATTTATGTATAGCTTTCTTAATACATATTATATACTATATTTATTGCCATGAAGTGGGGGGGAAGTGGGTTTTTTATTGTTTTTTCGTTTCTTTTTTATTCTCGAACTTATTTCTTTTATATAATCATATGATTTTTCTAACTTACTTGCTATTTGTATAAGATTATACCCCTCTACTTCTTTTAAATAAGCTACATTATATTCTATTCCCTTTAAATTTTTGAGTTTATTTTTTACATTTTCTTTAGCACTATAAAGACTTCTTAATAAATGCTCTTCAAGTAAAATAGTTTGCTTAATTCTTTCTGATTCTTCTATTATATTTTGCAATACATCAGCATGCATTTCTTTTCTACTACCATGTATACAATCTGCATCTAAATAACTTGTACACTCTGAATACATTTTGGGGGCTGAATGACTCACTAAAAACTTTTCTATAGCTAAAAGATTTTCTTTACACACACCTAAAGTACTTTCATGACTCTCTATTAAGTTTAATAAATTTTTATAACTATCCATAACTATCCCCCTTTTAAAAATAAAAAGAGACACTACTCCTTATAAGGAATAGTGCCTCCGGTGCTCGGTCAGCCTATCATAATTACGACTACTATATTTCTTTTTACTTATATTATACACTACTTAAATTTTAAGTACTATATATTTTTATAATAATTTAAATGTATAAAATAATAAACTCAACATAAGATAACTAATGTTGAGTTTATTATTGAATTTATATTCTATTTTATAATTAATATACCCATAATTCAACATTAGTTATTTATTATAACTCAACATTATTTATATCTAATGAAAATTTCTTTCCATTAATGTCTCCATCATCTCTAATTCAGCATATTCAATGTCTTCATAATACTTATCCAATAAGAATTCTTCTATATCATCTTTATCATATTTTACCATTCTAATATTCTCTACAGATATATCATAATATAAATCATCTATTAAATATTTATCCTCACTAGATTTCACAGTATAATTAGTATTTTTCTTTAAAAATTTAATCATAGAATAATTCATTTCTAAACTAACTTTTGTATTCATTAATGTATATACTTCTTCGGGAATATCCTGTTGTAAATCCATATTAGCTACTATAGATAGTTTACCATAATAATTAACTATACCATTTTGAATATCTATATCTGTTTTAACTTCAATTATTTTATAAGACTCTATACTTGTTAAACTAGCATAATCTATGTTAACTTTATATATATTCGATAAACTTGATGAACTAATATCAGCTATATATTTATCTATTTCAATATAAATCTCCTCCATAATGATATCTTCTATCTGACTTTCAAATTCATTAATAGTAATGTGTTGTATTTTACATTCAATATTTATATCATCTAACTTTTCAATTAACTTTTTTTCATTTTCTAAAAATTTATAAATACTCGAATGAATTTTTATCCTGTTTGTATCTTTTTTTAAATCACTGTGAAGATGTATTTTTTTATTTTTATCCTTAATACAAAAATCAGATATATTATTAGTAATAAAAAAGCAATTTTCTAATTTATTAGTCTCTACCTCATTTACATAAGTCAACCAAATTAAACAATCCCTAAATTCTTGCTTATTTTCAGTAAACGGTTTTATTCTATTAATGGATCTATTTATAACCTCTGGCAATAAATCATTATTAGTCTCTAAAATTACAATTTTATTTTCATTAACGCTGTTTAAGAAGTGTTCTTGCATTTTTTCTAATTCCTCTTGAATTTCTACCATGCTTATATCATATGAGTTTGGTATACCTTTTAACTCTTTGTTTAATCTTTTTATTTTATTATTTATTTCTTGAAGATGCTTACTGTAATTATTTTTAACTTCCTTAACTACTATATCTGATATATATATTTTTCCTTCAAATTTATTTATTTTACTTAATAAAATCCTATTAAGTCCTTGTGAAAGATATGGATCACCATAAAATATATTACTGTCTAAAAAGATGTTAAGCAAAATAATCCCCCCTTAGTTTATAACAGATTCATCTTATCATGTAATTGTTGTGTAGATGGATTTGTATATCTTAAAGTCGTATGAATATTACTGTGACCTGCTATAGTTGCTACTTCATGTATCCCAAATCCTTTTTCTAAAGCATGTGTACAAAAAAAGTGTCTCAACTCATGTGGTGTTATGTTATCTGAATACTTCTTAAAAATTTTGTTTATACCAGTTCTATCAACTTGATTACCTTTATTTGATACAAAAAGATACTCTAAGTCTCTATATTTACTCCCTGCTCTTTCTTCTAAATATCTTTTTATAGAATCCACAACTTTATTATTTAAAGGTACTCTTCTAACTTTATCGCCTTTTCCTTCAGTGATAACAACCTCAGCACTTCCTTCTATTAAACAAATATCTTTTAATTTAATATTAATCACTTCACTTATTCTTAATCCACCATAAGCCATCAACATTACCATAGCAAAATTTCTTTTACTTTCATTTTCTAAAACTTCCTGTATAAACTTATCAATCTCTTTTGGTTCTACTTTTCCTGGTCTTGCTATGTTCTCTTGAACTTTTATAAAATCTTTTTTACTTACAACTATATTATCCTGAATGCTTTTTTCTTGTAAGAATTCATTAAACTTAATTAAACTAGATAATTTAACATTGATAGTTTTAGCACTATTATTTTTTATAGTTTTTAGATAGCTCTTAAATTCTAGCACATTCTTTCTGTATAACTGGTTAAAATCCATGGCAAAGCTTTCCTTGAACCATTTTAAATATTCATTTACATGTAGAATATAATTTTTTATGCTATTACTACTCTTACTTTCATTTATTAAAAAATCTTTAAATTCATCTAACATACAATCACCTCATAAATAATGTTGAATCACATCAAAATAAATAATGTTGAGTTTTAATTTATTTATGAGTAAATTATATCACTTTAAAACAAATAATTCAACATTAATTATGTTATGTTGAATTATTTACAACTATTTGTTTTATAATATTCTCCAAGTACCCCTCTTTACCTTAGATATTTTTCTTTTATCTTCTAAAACTTTAAGTTATGACACTATAAAAGCTTTAAAAGTTATTAGATAGACTATTTAATAAATAACTATCTTATCTATGCTTACTTTTAGAATGAATAAAAAGAACCTAGAAAATCTAGATTCTTTTTTTGTATTAATTTGAATATACATGTATATTGTTAATTTATGCTACTATAATTAACATGACTATAATCAGTGCTCCCAATATAGCATATGTTCCTATAATACTTGTTGAAAAGAAATTATTGAAATAACTAATTTTTATATTTTCAGGCTTTTCTGTAGATAATTCAAATATATTTAACTTATCGTATTCTTTATTATTATAAGCCTTTACAAATTCATTATATTTTTTTCTAAATATTCTCTCTAGTCTTAAATAATAAGCATCTAACATAGCAAATCCTAATATTGGTATTATTAATATACTTATATATTTTAAAGTTAATAAGTTTTTAGTAGCTAATAGTCCTAATATAGCTGTAACTAATGTAATAGTCCACCCTTTAATCTTAAAAGAATTGTTTGCCATTCTCTTTATAATGTCTTGAAGAAATTCCAAATGTTTTATAATATCAGTTTTATCTATTTGATTTTTAATATCCATATTATTGTTACTCCTACTATATATTTTTAATATGTTTTGAATTATCTATTATACCTTTTGAACAATATAAAATATCTAATGATTCTTCTGGATTAAGATTAACTTGATTATATATATTTTTACTACTTAAAACATCTTTTATTCGTTGTAACTCTTCAAATTCTAATTTAATTAGATGCGTTAAATCAACATCATACTCACATTTAAGTTCAGCAACCTCATTTAATATTTCTTTAGTATTGAATGACTTTTTAACTTCTAAAAATCTTTTAGGAATATTTTTTCTAATTAAGGCTGTTGTTAAAATTTCCTCATAAATCCAAGCTGATTGAGTTTTAGTTGATAATATTTCATTAGTTTTTAAAATTGATTTATCAGTATTTAGAAACATGATACATTCAGTAGAGTCTATCATGTTATTTAACGAACTAGCAAGCATCATATGTACATGACTAGTACTTATATTTCTTTTATAATAATTAAAATATCCATCCTCTTTATTTTTGCAATATTCCTTATCTATACTATATAATAAATCATCACAATACCCCCATACACATGAGTCAATGAAAGTCTTTAATCCAAATTTTTTATATAACCATCCTGCAAAGCTAATAGCTAGTTCTTCATCTGCATGTGAATGTGATAAAAATATATGATTTTTAAATATAGGAAACCAGTCCTTTTGTAGTTTAGTACAATCAATAGCTCCATTTATACCAATATATTTTTTCAATTCATTCATCATATTAGTTTTATCTTTTTCTAAGTTTTCCTTACCAATATTATAAAAGTTTTTTTTCAACATTAGCTTATCTGCATCATTAATTTTTAAATTAAATCCCTTAAACATGTAAATCCCCCCTAAATCTAATATAATATATTATATCAGATAAATAAAATCATATATACCTTGTGACAATCCTGATTTTCTCTTGTTATTTTAATTATGCAATTTACAGTAATGTTTATTTATTATTTTTTTACTTATCTCTTTTACTACTTTGTAAAGAGTAGGTTTTGTAATATCAAACATTTCACAAATTTCTTTTATAGTTAAATTTTTTTGTTGGTATAGATCATATACTGTTTTTTTCTTTGTATCATCTAATTTTGATTTTCTACCGCCTACCTTCCCCCTTGCTCTTGCTGCTGCTAATCCTTCTTTTGTCCTTTGTGATATTAAATCTCTTTCAAATTGCGCTATACCAGCCGTAAATGTGAACATCAATTTACCTTGAGGCGTTGTAGTATCTAACCAACTCTCTTTTAAGCTTTTTATATTGGCTCCTTTACTTTCTATTAATTCAACTAACCTAAATAAGTCTTTTGTACTTCTACTTAATCTTGTTAAATCTGCAACTAATATAATATCTCCTTTTCTAAGTTTATCCAACAATCTATTTAATTGAGGCCTATCAGCTTTTGTTCCTGTAATCTTTTCCTGTACTATTTCTTCTGCACCTGCATCTTTTAATTGATCTAATTGTCTATTTAAATTTTGTTCTTCTGTACTTACTCTCGCATATCCAAAAATCATATTAACACCCTTTTCATTTATTTTCATTACTATTATAGTAAACTAAACGTATTTTATTGTCAATATATTTACTTTGATTTATTTACTAAGTTTTTTTACTATAGAAATGGCTTAAATAAGTAATCATAAATAATAAAAAGGTAAAGTAAACTATACGGTCGTTTGCTTTACCTTTTTATTATTATATTTTATAAAAATATCTAACTATAAAAAGGATAGAGTATACTAACTCTATCCTTTTTATCTAACTTAAATAGCCTTATTCTTCACATCGTTTTTCATACTTAAATATTGTAACTTTGTGTTTTTTAGTTCTGATGATCTATCAAACAGAATACTTCTTTTTCCGTCTTGTCTCATATAGATTTTTGATAAACTGTCTTTATCATCAAAATGATAATAAAATATAGCTTCTCCCTCAAATTCAATTGAACATTTCATTTCGCATACCAAACCAGTTTTTCCCTTGTAATATTTAACATACTTATAATTATCTAGTTTAGCATTTTCCAAAAGATTGTAAGGAGTTATTATCGGTGAATAAAGCAAATCATATATCTTCTTAATGTATTCTTGCATATCCGAACCCTCCTATCTAATCTAAATTATATAACAGATAAATCAATATTTAAATAGTCAGCTAAAACCTTTTCTACATATTCTATGCATTCAGGTAACTTTTCATCAGCTCTTTCGTAATCATCAATACTCCAATCATCTCTTTTTAGTCCAATTTCATTATTTAAGTATTGGCTAAAGTACACCGCTAATAGTCCACCATTATCTTTTATTTTTGTAGCTATCCATGAATATCGTCTATTTCTAAATAAAATACAATTTTTTAAATTATTATCTTTTTGATTTATTTTAAATTTAGTAATTAATTCTGGTACTATTGATTCTTTTATTCTAGTATCTATATCTTTTCTTTTACTTGCAAAATAGAGGTCTGGTCTTTTGATACTAGAGTTATTTCCATCTGCGCTTGATATCATTTCAATTGCTTTCTCTCTATTTATATTAAGTAACTTTTGTATTTCTTTTACTTTTTCTTCAAGTTGATTTTCTTCTTCTTTTCTTTTCTTTATTAACTCAGTTGTTAAATAAGTATCTCCTATCAACATTCCAGTTCCTATTTCATGCACACTACCAATATCATTATGATTAATATCTTTATTCCCACTAGAAGTGTTTTCAGATTCATTTTCTAGTATGTCAACATCTCTTAAATGTTTTATTATTTCACTTTCCTCTATTTGAATCTTATAAAATCTCCATAACTTTTGCATATCTAAATATTGATGAGAGACTATTTGTCCTATATTATCATCAGGCCTAGTAGCTTCATTCTCAGGTATAAATCTTAATATTCTACCTATAAACTGAGCATAAGGCAATTCATTTCTAAATGGTCTAAAAATAGCTGCTACTGATAAATAAATATGATCATATCCTTCACCTAACATAGCAACATTAACAACAACTTTTACTCTATGGTTTTTAATGTCACTTTTAGCTTTAGCTTTTTCAAAATCATTCAAATCACTATGTATCACGGTAGCACTATATCCTCTTTCCTCATACATATTCCTAATTTGTTCAGCATGCCAAATGCTACAAGCAACAGCTATTATTTTATGTGGAACCGGATTATTATTTCTTAATTTATATTCCAATAGCTCAATACTTTTTTCTACTACTTTCTCAGAACATTCAGTTGAATAAGCTACAGATCTACTTATCCAATCCTCATCTTTTAATCCCATACTTTTTATTTCTTCGATCGTATACTTTTTATTATCATCTTTATCTAAAGTAAGATACAAATCACCAGGTACATACTCTAAATTTTCTAAACTTTTAACAAATCCATTTGACATTGCTTGACTTAATTTATACTCATAAACTAATTCTCCTGCAATTTTCTTCTTATCTGTTCTAAATGGTGTCCCTGTAACTTTAACAACTTTTGCGTGTGAAAAATGTTGTGTAGTTTCTACCCATGTTCTAGCAGTTGAATGATGTGCTTCATCAATTATTATCATATCAAAAAAATCTTTAGGCAAAAATTTAAGAGGTGACGATTTTAATCTTCCTTGAAGTTTTTGAGCATTTATTACTACTATATTTGCAGCATCTAGAACTTCTTGTTTTGTTTTATTGCCTTCAAACTCAATCACAGCAGGTAACTTTTCAGGATTACTTATAACATTTCTCTTAGTCCAAAAGTTTCCTGGTAAATATGGATTTAATTCTTCAATTACTGTATCTTTTATAACTATTTGTGGTGCTATTATCAATACTCTTCCTGAACTTATGTTATATGGCAATAATGCCATAAGCCCAGTCTTTCCTACTCCTGTTGGCAATATAACTATTGCATGAGATGATTTTTTCTTTATTTTAAAATGATTATAAACATGATAATAACCTTGAATTTGAGGTTCCCTAAGCAATTCATTACCTTCTATATTAGGAATAACTTTACTAAAATAATTTTTATCATACTTAAATCCCATAACAATCCTCCTTTTGATTTTTTTACATTCTTTTTACATTATAACAAATTTTATAATTTTTTTTGTAGATTTCCTATATAAAAAAAGAATAGATTAATTCATCTATTCTTTAATGATTTTTATTATAAATTTTTATATATTTATATAAAGTGCTTCTACCAATACCCAACATTTTAGCAAATCCACTTGAACTAATCTTGCCATATTCTCCATTTTTAAAACTCTCATATTGTTTAATAAAATCTTTTGGCAATTCTGATTTTGGCCTACCTAATGTTTTTCCTTTAGCCTTAGCAACTGCTAAACCTTGATTAATTCTTTCCACTGTTTTTTCTCTTTCCTGTTGAGCCATATGAGCTTTTAAAGTTATTAATATATCTATAATCATGTTACCCATACTATCATTTATCATTTGCTTATAGTCATTCATATAAGGTATATCCAATGCAATTACTCTTATTCCTTTATTCTTTAAATCTTTTAATTCTGATATTGTATCATCTGCATTTCTTCCAAGTCTATCAAGGTCAGTAATAACTACTACATCTCCTTGTCTTAATTTATTTTTAAGTTCATTATATTTTTCTCTATGATCTGCTTTAATCGTTCCACTGATTCTTTCCTCAATTATATCATCGAATTTAAATTCATTATCCTTTGCATAACCTTCTAATGTTATCCTCTGCCTATCTGTTGTTTGCTTTTCCTTTTGTGTACTTATTCTCATATATCCAAATATCATTTTTACCACCCCAAAGTTAATTTATCTTATGTTTATATTATATATGTATATGAAATCATATTCAAATATCATAGACACTTTTAAGGTGTGATTATATATATTTAAGTATCATTTATCTGCGCTTTTCTTTTGTCTACATAATCATATGATTTATAGACACTATATTTATTACATATCTTCTATAATTGCTAATAGTTCCTCTTGAGTTTTTCTAGTATATATTCTTGTAGTGTCTATACTCTTATGACCTACTAAATCAGCTATGTCTTGAATAGGTGTACCCTTATCAGCTAAGTACTTACAATAAGCATGTCTAAGATTATGAGGATGTGCTTTAGCTTTACTTATCTTAGCTTTCTTTGCATACTTAATTATTATTTTGTTTATGCTACCCCTTTTTAATGGTCCTCTTTTTCCTATAAATAGTTTATTGCTTTCACATTTCTTTCTTACTTTTAGGTATTCGTTCCAGGCTTCATTTAAATCTGGTGGTATTATTACATCTCTATGCTTCCCACCTTTACCTACGATTTTTACAATTTTCTTTTTTACATCTTTAATTGTTAATGTTATTAACTCTGATACCCTTAGCCCAGTTTTATATAACGTCATTATTATAACTTTATCTCTTATATTGTTTCCGCAGCATCTTATTAACTCATCTATTTCTTGTTTAGTTAATACATTATCTAAAAAGTTTTGTTGTTGCTCTTTTATCTTAGTAAATTTAACTTGTTTATTATTAAACTTTAAAAACTGATTTATTGATGTTAGTTTTCTATTTATAGACTTAGGTTTCAAATTGTGCTTTAGTAAATATCTTTTATACTGTTCTAAATCTTTATCTTTTAGATCATGTATATTCTTTTCTCTTTTCTCTAAATATTTAATGAACTCAATCAAGTCACAGCAATAACTTTCTATCGTTTTAAATCTCTTATTTTGAAATATCTTATTAAGTATATAATCTTGTATCTCTTCCTTATATTCAAAAGGAATCTTATTAATTATTTTTATATATCCACTAATTTCTTCTTTCTCTATACCATAATCATTCAACTCTTGTAAAAAAATATTAATTTGAATTCCCCCCTTATAATTCACGTTAATTCACGCTTCTGCGATTGAATTTACGGATTTTTGAAATTGCTATTAATTTCCATTATTCTTTTTCTTTGATGTTGCTCTATGTATTGATATTACTTACTTTAAGTATAACGTATTTTAAAACTGAATTATATTCAACCTATATGTATTAAATTTACATTTATGTAATTCAAGCTTGTTTTTTAGATTTATTTAATATAGTCTATATTCTCAATTATAGTACTTATTTTTTGTTTTTGTATACATAACATATATATTATGTTTTCTAATCATATTTTTAATTTATTTTATATTTAAACTTATTTTTCTATATGTATCTTAATTTTTCTATTATATTTATTTTTCTATTGCATTTTCTCATTTGACAAGCCTGGTTTTTTATCCATTTTTGACATTAGTAACATAGATTTTTTATATTATTACTTAATGAAAGACTTTGTTAAAAAAATAACTTTAAAAATATAGTAAATGAACGGCATTATCTAATACTAAATAATGCCTTTCATATGTTGATCATACTCTATCTTTATATTTATTTTTTAACTCTATCATCAAATCATTTTTTGTATGTTTTATATTTATCTCAAAAAAATTTATGCTTCCAATTTGAGCTGCTCCATCAATCAATTCATTTACTTTACTATTTATTTTCTTTTTTAATTTTTCTTTATCAGTCATTTTTAGTTTTTCCCTCCATTCCACTCTTCTCTCCTCCGTTTACTTTATATTATTCTTTTCTTTAAATTCCTTTATATATAGTTCAAAGTCTTTAACTAACTTTTTCTCACGTGGTATATCTTTTTTAAGCTGTTTATACTTTTCAATGTTTTCTTTCCAAATTGGAGTTCCTTCCATAACCATTAGGTCATTTTCTTTTATTACTAACTGCATTTCTAATCCATGTTTTATTGCAAACATTTCTATTAAACTTAAATTAACTGTTTTCTTACTCTCTTTTACTGCTCCACCTTTAACTACTTCTTTTTTCTCCTTCTTCTCTTCTTTCTTTTCCTCCATTTCTTCTCCTCCAAATTACTATCACTTGAATGTCATATGAGAATATGATTTTATAACAATACTCTCATATGACATTAGTATCTATTAAATTAATATCCCTGCTCCTGTCTCCTGTAGTTTTCTTTATGTTTCTTTAAGTAAGCTTCCTCTATTTCTTTTGCATTTCTAAAAATTTTTTTAATTCCATAGTGTTCCTCCTATAAATTTAAACTAAAACTGCTTGTCCTGTATAAAATTCTGAAAACATAAAACTCTCTTTATAGTTTTTGCTCTGAATAGTAATAATGTTTTTACTCTTAAATATAATCTCACCTTCAAGAATTCTTATAGGTGACTTTAATCCACATCTTGTTTTTATTATTGCTTTATCTCCTATTTCTTTATCAACTCCATATTTTTTCATTTTCATTCTTCCATTTATTTCTCTTCTTACTTGTGTTTCTCTTGGAAGTTCAATTTTATTCCTTTCTATTTTCTTTAAATTAAAAAACTGTGCTTTCTTAGATACTGCATTTTCACTTTTATTTATCTTTTCTCCTATTTCTTTGTAGGTCATATACTTATAGTTATCCTTAAGGAAATTTTCTTGTTCCTCATTCCATACTCCAAACATTATTATTCTCCTTTCATTTTTTTTACAATTTCTAATGCACTATATACTGTATGTCCTTCTCCGTATAATCTCCAAACTTCATCTACCCAAAAATTTAAATTCATTTTTATCCTCCAGTATTAAAATATTAAAATGGTATATCTTCTCCATCATTTGCCGGTGTGGCATCGTATAGATCTATTTCATCATCCTTATTTTCATTACTAAGTTTATTTTTTGAATCTAAAAACTGTACTTCATCAGCTACTATTTCAGTAACATATCTCCTGGTTCCGTCTTTAGCTTCGTAACTTCTAGTACGTATTGAACCACTTACACCAACTTGACTACCTTTGCTAACATAGTTAGCTGTATTCTCAGCAATTTTTCCCCAAACAACTATAGGAATGAAATCAGCTTCTTGTTGTCCATCTTTTTTATATCTACGATTTACAGCTAAAGTAAAAGTTGTTACTGCCTTTCCTGCTCCTGGTGTAAATTTAAGTTCTGGGTCCTTAGTTAGTCTACCGATTAATACCACCCTATTCATGCTTATCCTCCTTGAAATTTGGTTTTATTAGATTTAACTGTAACCCCCTAAAAGATAGCCCCATGAACTCTGAACTTATATGATTCTTTAACTCTTCTTTTGCTCCAGCTACATCTAAATCTCTTTTAAAGTTTTCTAAGCTTTTGTTATTGTTAAAGCTAACTTCTACATTAGTCTTAACATTTGCATTTACTTTCTTTATTTCCCTTATAACTACTGCTCCAGTAGTTACTATTGCTGCTGCATTTACTAATAATGCAATTGCTATTGTATTCATATTATTTTCCCTCCTTTAATTCTTTCAAACAATTCCTGCAAATGTTCTTTCCTTTATAATTTATTACGTCTCTAGCATCTCCACAGAATATACAAGCTGGCTGATACTTCTTTAAAATTATCTGTTCTCCTTCAACAAAAATTTCCATGCTTGTTTCATTTTCAATAATGTCTAAAATTCTTCTCAATTCTTTTGGTAAAACAACCCTACCTAGTTGGTCCACTTTTCTAACTACTCCTGTACTTTTCATTTTAAATCCTCCTATTTACTACTTATGCTTAATAATTTCTCTTTCTTTAATAAGTCTTTCTATTTTTCAATTTATAGCTACAGCTGATTTATCTACATACTTTTTTATTACATCTCCTAAATGCCTTATGCGTTTCTTCTAGTGTCATTGGTTTTTTTGTAGCTGCCTTTATAATGTCCCATCCTGCATAAACTCTATTGTAAAATGTTGTTTTTTTAATTCCATTATTAGCTAATAATTTATCTACCCAATCAGGATATTTTTTATTTTTTTGTATCATTACCGGTGTTGAAGCTGATTTTATAAGGCTCCATTTAAGATTGTGTACTCTATCCATAAATGTTCCTTTACATATTCCATTGCTTTTAGCTAGCTTGTACCAGTATGTCAAATTGCTTTTTTTAACTGGATTATTAAGAGCCTTATATTTACTCCATCCATATTTTCTTATCCTAGCTTCTAAAGTACTCTTGCTTATTCCGTTTTTTAGTGCTAATTCATATTCTTCTGGAGTTATATAAAAATCATAAATATTCATATTTCACTCCCCTTTATTTGTACATACTTCTTTATTTATAAACTTTTAAAGATAATCCTCCTGATAATTCATAAGCTCTTTTATATAATTTTTTCTTCACTCTTATCTTTCTTGTATAATTAGCTATATCTAAAAGTCTTTTAACTTCATAACCATTAGGTAATAGCAGTAATTTATCAAACTTGCAATTAAATTGTAGAGTTCCTTTTATTTCATTATTTTTAATATCCACATAATTATTTTTAACTTTATCAACCTTCATTGATTCAGCATTTCCCAATATTTTGCCATCTATATAAAATTGACCTGAACTTTTCATTATATATCCCTCACTTTTTTTAAATACTCATCAATGTCAAAAGGAGTTATTATATAATCCTCGACTAAATTAATATGTCTTTTAAAATCATTTAACGTCATATTTTTAGCTTTCATTACCCATTTCTTATGCCCTTGTATTGCTTCTTTTTCTGTTTCATATAACTCAAATATTTTAATGTCTTTACAATTTAAACTTAAAGCTGTTTCAAATTGTTTTTGTTTTCTATCTCCTACCTTAATTGTTGAGATCTTAAATATTCCTGCATTTGTTTTCATAAATATCCTCCAATTTATTTTTACTTCACAAATCTTTATTTTTGCGAATTATTCATATATTTTAAAACAGTTATCATTGAATTTATTGCGGTATCAAAATGTTTTCCTATCTGCTTCGCATCAATATCCCCTTGTTTTTTACTTTCATTTACTAATCTAACTTGTTGTTGTAAGATTGGTTTTAATGCTGCTATTCCAGGTATTGCTTCTTCTAAATCCTCTTTACTTATTTTTAACATTTTAATTTCAGCCACACTCTTACCCCCTAAAAATATACTTTTTTATTTTTCATTAATGGGAATTTCCTATAATAACATTTGCCTTTTCCCTCATGTTTTTGATTTTCTTTCATTAACTTTTTAGCTTCCTCTAATTTATCTTCTGTACAATCTTGTCTAACATAGTTCTTACTGCTTACTCTAAATTCAACTCTATATCTATTCACCAAGCATACCCATTTCATCTGCCATGTTCATTACACCCCATATAATAGTTGCTAAATCTTTCTTTTTACAATCAGCAAATTCAAAAGCTAAATTTGTATTTCCATCCTTATCTGCTTCTCCAACAGTTATTATTGCTCCCTTATCTATTTCTTTTTCAGTTCCATCCTCGTACCTTAAAATTATCTTTTCTACTAAAGTTTCTTTTTGCTTTCTCATAATTTACACTCCTTCATAATCTACTATCTCTGTAACCTTTATTTTTGCGAACTTACTTCTTTTTAAAACCACCACAGCAAACAACTTCATTGTCTATATATTTGCTTGAGATAATATGTTGTTTTTCTTTATCCCAACTTAAATGTTCTTTCCTACAACACCTTTTCCCATTTTTAAAATAGAAATCTTTGCAATCTTCACATTTATTAATTTCAGCGTCAGGGCCTTCACCATATTCTTTAGCACATCTTTTACTATCAGGTACTAAGAAAATACATGCATTATTTGTAATAGCACATTTCCACCCATGCCATTCATCTGTTTTTTTTACATATTTACATCCCATAAATTTTCCTCCAGCTTTATTTTTGTGAACTAATTTTCTGTTAAAATAACTCCTGAAATATCTCCATTACTTGCTTTAAAATAAATTTTAACACCATTTTTTAAATGTTCACCCTTTATCATTAATCCTTCATTTTTAGCTTGTTCTATTAATTCTTTTATTTTTGTACTATAATAAACTGGATCATCTTTTCTAAGTCCCATATTTTCACCCCTTTATTTTTGAGAATTAAATTTTAATGTTTATACTTATCTACTGGAAATAGCTTTTTTAAATCTATATCATAGCCTTCTAATATTTCTTCTAAGTTTATGCATATACCGTCACTTTGAAAATTACCATTAAAAATTCCATCATCAAATATGCCTTCTCCGAATATTTTTTTCAGTGATTCTATAAATTCTTTTATCCATAAATAAGAAACCCAGACCAAAAACTCGTCATCTGAAATCCATCCTAACTCATCTGCCAATGCTGTTTTATGTTCATTGTCCTCTGTCACTAATAATTTATATAATTCTAACTCTTCCACCTTAATCACTCCTTTCTTATTTCACAATCTACTATTTTTGCGTACTAACAATTTGTCCACTTCTTTGAATTTTCAAACTTGTATGATTTTTCATCAACAAAAATTCTATTACCCCTTCCTTAATTTCTTGAGAATTTGTTTCTTCTATTTCTTTAATTTTTATATCCTTATTATTTTTTAGTACCTCATAAATATCCCATCTATCCATATAATTCTCCCACCTTTTGAAACTCTTTTTTATAATAGAACTTTAATATACCAGTTCCTCCGTTTCTCTGTTTAGCAATATTTACTTCAAGTATACCTTTTTCCTCACTGTTAGGGTCGTAATATTCATCTCTATATAGGAACATAATCACATCTCCATCTTGCTCGATTGCTCCTGATTCTCTAAGATCTGATAACATCGGTCTTTTATCTGTCCTTTGTTCTACACCTCTATTAAGTTGACTTAAAAGTATTATGGTAACGTCTAATTCCTTAGCTAAAAATTTAAGATGCATTGTTGTATCAGCTACTTCTAAATCTCTTCTATCTTTCCTAGACATTTTCATTAGGGTTAAATGATCTATTATTATTACATCAAGATTATGTTTTTGCTTTAATCTTTTGCTTCTAGCTTTTATATCTGCTATAGATAAATTCACACTGCAATCTGTAAATATATTATTTTTCCCTGCAATTGCACTAGCTTTATGAGCTACATTATTCCATTCTTCATTATTTAATTGCCCTCTATTTATTTTTACAGAATCTATTAATGCTTTTGATGCTAATCTCCTCATTCCTAAATCTTCTGGTGTCATTTCCATTTCAAACAACACTACTTTATATCCTTGTTCCGCTAATCCATCTGCTAAATTTAGCGCAAATAATGTTTTCCCCATAGATGGTCTTGCGGCTATTACATTTAGATTTCCCCTTTTTAATCCATTTATTGCATTATCTAAAGTCCTAAAACCTGTTCTCATTCCTGGTATTTCCCCACCACTTTTATATCTTTGTTCCATAGTTTCTAATGTATATGCCATTAAATCTTGATCTGTATAAACTACATTTTTATTCATCTGTGTAGTTTTTAACAATTTGTCCTGTGTATCATTTACTAAATCTTCTATATTGTTTTCTTCTTTATATGCTTTCTCAACAAGTTCTTTAGCTGCTTCTATAAGTTTTCTTCTGTTAGACTTTTCTTTAATTATCTCAGCATACTTTTTCGTATTAGAACTCCCTATACCACTACCAATCAATTTACTTACATAAGTTATTCCACCAATTTGTGATAATCTTGAAGTCCCTATTTCATTAACTACAGTAATTACATCTGGCTTTATATCCTCCATATAAAGTTTTACTATAGTTCTAAAAATTATTTCATTAGCAGAACTGTAAAAATCGTTTGGTTCTAGTATTTCTATAACTTCATTTATTGAATTATTATTTGCAAAAAGCTCGCCTAATAAATTACATTCTATTTCTACATCTGCTGGTAAAGCCTTTATTTCATTCATAATAAATTCTCTCCTAAGTCAAATGGTTTATTTGATAAATTTTGTTTGCTATTATTTTCATCAGCATTTTTTTTATTTTTCTTGTTTCTACTTGCAGTATAAGCTTCTGCTTGTTCAACTGTCTTAACTGCATTTCGTTCCCAATCAATTAATATTTTTTCTATATAATTAAGTCTTCTTACATTTGCTTTAGTAGCAATATTAATTGCATATATAACCATATCCGCTCCTACTTTTTCTGTCCAATCGTTTAAAGTTTCAATATCTATTATTCCTGGTGTTGGAATTATATTATTTATATATACTTTTAATGGGTTGTCCTCTTTATTATTATTAAAATCATTATTTACTTTAAAATCATTATTTACTAATACGTCATTTTGCCGATTCGGCATTTTGTCGTTTCGGTGTTTTACCGATTCGGCATTTTGTCGTTTCGGTGTTTTTTGCATTTGGGGTATCTCGTATACTACATAATCATATCCACCTCCAAATCTACCATTTGAATTTCTCTTTTGTTCTCTTTCTATATAACCAAATTTAATTAATTCATTTATGGCACTACTTATAGCTCTATCTTTATCTATAGTATGTTTTTTTATTTCTTCAACATAGAATTCCCAATGATTAGGTCTACTTAAAAAATAACTCATTAATCCTTTTGCTTTAAGACTTAATTTATTGTCATAAACAAATGATTTGTTTATGACAATAAATGGATTCTCTCTATCTTTTTCTACTCTTACAATTGCCATATCTATGCCTCCTTATTGCGTCATATCATCTTGCTCAATTTGTTCTATAATTTCATCAAGTAAATCATAGATTTCATCCATTTTTTATCCCTCCTCTAACAAATTATTTATGTCTGTTTTATATATTTTTGCTAATGCTGCTAATGTAGAAGCCTGTGGAGTTTTATTTTGTCCTTTTTCTAATCTATATATAGTTGTTCTGTTTATACCAGATTGTTTTGCTGCTTGTTTTATATTAAGTCCACTTTTTAATCTAGCATTAATTAATTTTCTTGTTGCTATTGTATACATCTCACACCTCCTTGACTATATTTTGCAACAAATTGAAGCATTAATCAATTTTGATTTAGATTCATTATTTTAATTGTACCCTAGCTTCCTTTATTTTTCTTAATTTTCCTATAAGAAACATATTGTTTCATTTAAATGCATATATTATAAAATAACTATTGCATTGTCGCAAAATGTTGCATATAATATATATTGTAGGATATGAAACGGAGGTATTTAATTATGTTTGCTGAAAAGCTAAAAAATTATAGAACTAGTCTACATTTAACACAAGAAGAATTTTCAAAACGATGTGGTATATCTAGAGCTATAATAAGTATGTTAGAAGCTGGTACCAGACCACCCAGCAAAAATGTTCTTATTAAATTATCAAACTTTAGTAATCAGACAATTGAATGGTGGATAGGTAATGAAGTTGAAAAAATGAATGAATATAAACCATTAAATGCTTTAAATGTATTACTAGATTATATGGTAGACAAAAATATGTTTGGTCCAAATGGAGAAATTCCTGAAAAAGAACTAAAATATATATTGAAAATTTTACAAGCTGAAATAAAAATAAAAAAAGACCAAAAAAAAACACAAGATTAATCTTGTGTTTTTTCTATATCTTCAATTAATTCATCTAATAAATTATAAATATCCTCTGTATATTCTAATTCCATAATTTTATCCTCCTATACAATATTAGGGGACTAGTCCTTATTTTTTGCGCATCTTTAATATACAACTTTCTAAAAATATCTTCAAATAGATTTGTTTAACAGTTTATCAATTTTGTGTTTCTTAAATTAGTTCGCAATATGCTGCTAATATTAAGCACTTTTTTTATTTTTGCATGCTATAAAAAAAATTTGCTTCGTAATAGTTTGATTTTATGAAATAACTTTTAAAAATATATTTTATTAAATTATTAAAAAAATATATCCTTTCTTTATATTATTATGGTTTAAAATGAATTATTTATATATATTATAAAGATTAATCTTTTCTACAAAAATATTATATCACAGTAAAATATTCCTCCCAGGAATATTTTAGCTATATTTTGACATTATATTTTCATATAATTTACAATTATATTTGCAATTATAATTATATTAAATTTAATTTAAAATTATGTTAAAATTATGTTAATTCTTTAATTTGAAAGGTGGCGTAATTGATTGAAATTAGAATTTCAACTACATATAAAAGAATTTAGACTGAAATTTGGGCTTTCACAAAAAAAACTCGCTGTAAAAGCTGGTCTTACGCAGAGTTACATTGCTAAACTAGAATCTAATAATAGAGAAAAGAGTCCTACCTTAAATTCTATGTATGCTATAAGCAAAGCGTTAAATGTATGTCCTTATAGCATTGTAACATGCAAGAATAATTGTGATAATTGTATACTAAAAAAATATTAATTAAATTCAGCGTAAATACTAACAAACTTTATAATGTTGGTATTTACGCCTTTTTATGTTCAATTTTAATTAATAATATAAAATTTACAGTAGAATAGAATTGAATGGATGGTGATAACATGGATATAAAAAAAGTTATAGCTTTAAATATATACACTCTTAGAAATAAATATAAACTAACTCAAGAGGAATTTGCGGCAAAATTAAATTCTATAGGAGGTATGTCTATAACTAGAGGACATATTTCTCGTATAGAAAATGGAAATCATATCCCCTCTGCTGAATTTATAAAAACTGTATCTAATACATTTAATATTTCTACTGATTGGATTTTAGCAAACAATAAATTCAATAATGCTGATAATTTTCTAAGTGATAAAGAATTAGATTTAATATCAACCTATAGACGTTTATCGCCTAATCTTCAAAATAAAATATTTGATCTAATAAATGCTATTTTAAAATCAAACTAATACTAATTTTTTTAAATCTTCTATTGCTGAACTATCTTTTTTCTTTTCACACTCTTCTAGCGATATACTTTTATCACCTTGTAGTAATTTTTCAAACTTTTTAAAATCATACGAACGTTGTTCGTAATTATTAAATGAATCTATAGTAGTTTTTGTAAAGTTATATTTATTACGTTCTCTATAGTATCTGTTTCTAGCGTTTTCTATTGCTTTTTTAACGTAATTATAAGCACCTATCTTAGTTACAGTTTCCCAATAATTTAATACGTTAAGGGTATAAGCTTTAATTTTAGCACTTCTAACTCGCATAATTTTAAACATCTTTTCTGTTATATTTAATAGTTCTTCAGCATTAGATATTTTTTCTTGTTTTCTTAAATAATTTTTATAAACTTCATCAGTCATTTCAGTTGAGTTATAACTGTTATATATATCTATATCTTTATTAATAATATTTAGTTTATTGTTTTTGTAGACATTATTTAATTCCTGTACGATAGTATTTTCAACTGTTTCAGTTACTTTTTTACTAGTGCATTTTTTAGTGCATTTTTTTGTATTCTTAAAAATATTAGGATGTATAGATCCATTTGTATTAAGTAAATATTTATTACTATTACCACTTCTATCTACAAATAAAAGTTTAGCATTTTCTAGTTTTTGTAACCATCTTAAAACAGTTGATGCATTAACTTTCTTATAAGTAGTATGTTCTTTACTTGCTTTTTTACTTTGCTTTCTGTTCCATAATTTTGCAAGTAAATCTTTAGATATATTTATTAAATTATTTTTAGATATGCGGATAAGCCAGCTGTAAAAAGACATTAGATTATTCTTTATCTTTCCATCTTTAAAGCATATATTGAATTGATATAGTGTATATTTTTTAAAGTTAAATTGACCATAATTTTTCATGTAAAAAAACCTCCCTAAATTTCGTACACAAAAATAACTGTAAGAAACCTAAAGAGATTTTTAAAAAACTATTGATTTATATACATAAGTTATATATAATAAACATATAATTATTTAGAAAAAACCTTTTAGGTTTTGTGGAATCCGTATCAATTCCGGTCGCCAAACTAGAGATTGATACGGATGTGTTATTTTTTGTACTTTTATTTAA